TATATTTATATATTATATTTATTATATATATTTATTTATATATTATATTTATTATATATATTTATTTATTTATATATTATATTTATATATTATATTTATTTATATATTATATATTATATTTATTTATTATATTTATTATATATATATATATTTATATATAATATTTATATATTATATTTATTATATATATTATATATATATATATATTATATATATATATATATATAAATTATTATATAATATATAATAACTAAATACTAAAGTCAAATAGATATTTTCTATCACTATATAGTTTGTATCTATTAACTTTCTTTCTTAATATAATATACATATAAAAAATTCAATTTCCAAATAAAAAATTAAGTTTGAAAATTAATTTAACGCTTGTTTTTTATAAAAATTGTTTTTAAATTAAAACCAATGTATAAAAACATCTTTTACGATTACAAAACAAACTTAGTTCACCTTAACACGGATAATGGATATTTACAATTCGAGTACGATAGGTATGCGTATATCAAATCTGATACCCCTACAAAATACAAAAGTATTTTTGGTGATTATGTTAAAAAAGTTCATTGTGGAAGAAAAGAAGACCCACATACATTCTTAGAAATTGATGTTAAACCTGAACATAGAGTCTTAATTGACATGTTTGGTCACAACAATGATGTTAGCAAAAACGTTAATATTTGGGGTTTAGATATCGAGGTTGAAATGACTGATTCGGGTTTTGTTACACCTCAACAATCTACAAGTCCTGTATTAGCAATCACAATGATTGAATTTTCTACTAAAAAAATTAAAACGTTTTTATTAGATTCTAGTAAACGATATAAAGATTCGTACCAATATGGTTATGATGTAGTTTTATGTAGAGATGAATGGGAATTATTTAGAAATTTTATTATATATTGGAATGAACAACAGATAGATTTAATAACAGGATGGAATGTAGATTTTTATGATTTTCCGTACATATACAATCGCATGGAAAAGTTATTTCATAATGGTTTAGTAAACAAACTATCACCTTATGACACAGTTACTTACAATCTTGAAAATAATAAAGTTAAGATTGCAGGAATATCCGTTTTAGATTACATAAAATTATACAAAAAGTATACTCCGCAACAACGCCCATCCTACAAATTGGATGAAATTGCTAAGATTGAATTGGGTAAAGAAAAGGTGAAATACAATGGTTCACTTCAGACATTATTTAACTCTGATATCGATTTGTATGTTCATTATAACGTGATTGACGTTATGTTAATTTTAGATTTAGAAGAAAAATTAAAATTTATTAATAAAGCTAGGATGTTAGCTCATATTGCCCACATACCATACGAGGATGTGATTAGTGCCGTAGCTACTACCGAAGGTTTATTCCTATCTCAAACTAATGCGTTAAACTTAGTTGTTCCAAATAAACCAACTACCATATCAGAATGGGATAAACGCCTTTCAATCGGTAATGACGATTTAGTTAACGAAGATGAAGAGAAGTTTGATTCAGATAAAATTGTGGGTGCATACGTCAAACCACCACGCAAAGGTAGATTTTCATACACATATGATGAGGATTTAACATCACTATACCCAATGATTGATGTAACGCTAAATATATCTCCTGAGACAAAATACGCAATTATTGATAACTACATCACAGTATGGACAGAACACGATAAAACACATTTTAAAATCAACCATGAGATATTCAATGACACATTAGAAGTACCCGATTTCGATACTGAGATTAATATCAAAGTTAGAGTGTATAATGAGAATAAATTTTATAAAATCCCTACGATGGGAGCATTATACACGTTTATGAATGAAAGAAATCTTACACTTTCGGGTAATGGAGTCTTTTACAAAAAAGATAATCAGGGTGTAATTCCTATGATTATTATGGAAATTTTTAATAAACGTAAAGAATTCAAGAAATTACGTGATGTGTATTTAGAACAAAATAATCACGAACTTGAAGAATACTATGATAATCAACAATGGACGATGAAAATCGTTATTAATAGTATTTATGGTGTTTTATGTAACGAATTTTTCCGTTTCTACGATAAAGATAATGCTCAATCAATAACTTTAACGGGTAGATATGCTAACTTGTCAGCAATGGATACAGTGTACCATTTACATCAAGATTTATATAATAAATTAGACCACATTATAGAAGATTCTAGACTAAAAGAATTATTCAATGACCCAATTTTAGCAGGTGATACAGATTCAATTATCATGACTGCTGAACCAATCCTATACGTTATGTACGGAAAAGATTGGATGAAACAAGATAAACATTTATTGTTGAATACTGTACTTAAAATTTCAAAAAAATTATCTAATAAAATCAATGAACGAATGGATACATTTGCTACATATTGGTTAAATTCAGATAATAATAAATTATTCTTCAAGGAAGAATGGGTGGCATTGGCAGGATTTTATACAGGTGTTAAAAAGCGTTATGCAAATAAAATTGCTCTTAAAGAGGGTGTAATTCTACAAGAACCTAAGATGGATATTAAAGGTTTGGATATTGTACGTTCTGATTTTCCTAAAGTGTGTCAAGATTTTATGAAAGATTTACTATCTGATATCTTGGATTACAATGATGAAGGAATTGATAAAAAAGTAACTGATTTTTATGCAACGATGGAATCGTATGCAGTATCTGATTATACTAAAATCGCAAGGATATCTAGTGTTAAAACCTATGATAAATATGTAGGTGCAAACTTTGACTTTATAAGTGGAACTCCTGCATCCGTGAAAGCATCTGCAAATTATAACAAATATCTTAAATATGAAGATATTTTATCCAAATATAAACCTATACAAGGTGGTGATAAAATCGGGTGGGTATACTTAGAAAAAAATTTATATGGTTTTGATAATATGGCTATACCATTAAATGAATATATAGATGATAAAATCCATGATTTTGTTATTGAAAATATTGATTATAAAAAAACTATCTCAAGTTTACTTGACAATAAGATAGAATTATATTATAATGCATTGGATTGGCGAGTTCCATTCAATGGAGAAACATTAGAACAATTACTAGGATTATGAAACAAAATACAAATTTAAAAGATTTTTTCGAATCTGCCTATGCTAAAGGTATATTCAATACTATAACAGGTCAAGTACCTAAGATAAAATTCTCTATAAAGAATAAATCAATCGTATCCATTATGTCTGATAACTCCGATACTATTAGGGGTAAGATAGAATTGAAAGATAACACAATTGATTTACCAGATTCATCTTTCATTATACAAGATTTACCCAATCTTATTTCATTCATGAAAACGATTAAGAATCCAATCATATCATTGGAAGTTGAAAATAGAATGCATATTCCATTGTACTTAAAAATAGAGGATGAATTAGAGAATACATTAGCTAAATTCGTTTTAGCAAAGGAATCTATTGTTAAAAATGTTACATTTCCTGAAAATTTTAATACCAAACTTGATATGGTTATGACTTCAGATGTCATAAAGAAGGTTATTAAGAAAGGGTCGTCCATAAAATCAGAATTCGTTTATATGGTGATTGAAAAGAAAAAACTTTACTTTATCTTTTCTAAGGATTATAAAAAATTAAACAATTCTATTGCAGTAGAAGTTGGTGATGTTGAAACATTAGAAGAAATGGTAATTAAATTTTCATCAAAAGAATTATTAAATTTATTAACTTTGTTTGATGATGAATTTAACATTTCAATACTTACAGTAAATAACATTTTATATTTATATAAAAATGATGTATCTTATAATAAACAATTTATTATAGCACCAAAAAAATAGATAATATATATTTACTAATCAATATTCATAGGAGTGAATAGAACAACTAACATAAAAAACATGGCAATAAATAAATTAACTGACTTATTTGAATTTTTTGTAGAAAATAAAGAAAATAATAATCCGACACCACAAAAATTTTTTAATACTGTATCTGTTGTGTGGGAAGAAATAACTGATAAAAGAGATACTAATAATGCGTTACAAAAACGATTTTATCGTTGGTATGTTATTTATCTAAAAAAAGGTTTGGATTACACGTTACAATTTATAACTAATTATTTATCCGAATATGTTGATAATAATGAAGATGAAGATGAAGATAATGATAATAGTCATTTAGATGAAGAAAATAAAATTGAAGAAACATTAGAAGAAATACAAACTAATAGTATTATTAGTGAATACAAAAAAAAGGTATTCAAAGATAATGAAAACGGAAACCACATATTCTTTTTAAAGTCTGCACCAAAACCTTTGGTAGTTACCAATGAAGATTTAAAAAGATTAAAAGAACGTTATTCAAATTGGGATGGGGTTGATTCAACGATTAATGAAATTTGTAGGGATTTTAAAATTCCTAGACCTTGGTTCATTGAATTAAAAACTATCATGGGATGGACACATGACTCAGACCCATTTTTAGATGATGAAATTTTGAATAAAGAAGATGATGTCTTAATCGAAGAAGCATTAATGAATAGGCGAGCAAACCTATATCAGAAGTTTGAGGTTGATAAATGGAATGAAATTAAAAAAGAAGCACAAAAGTATAGAGAATTAGAAACATATGTTGTAAAACCAATCATTGAAAAACTCGATTCTATTGCTACACCTTATGAACAAATTCCATTTGACATAGATTTTGAATTTGATTTTGAAAATAGTGAGTGTGCATGGGTGTTACCACCATTTGATTTACATATTGGAAAAATGTCATATCCTGACACTAATATCCCATTTTCAGTCTATAGAAATGAAATCTTAACTTCTTATGCAAAATTAATTGAAAGAGGATTAAAAAATGGACTACCATCGGTGATATATGTTCCATTAGGTTCTGATATGTTCCATGTTGACACCTTTCAATCAACTACAACTAGAGGAACACCACAAAATAATAATATGTCGATGCACGTTTACGATATGATTATCGATGGTTATCTATGTGGTTTCGAATTAACTGATATGATTGTAGATTTAGGTATTCCTGTCAAATTTTTCAATGTAGCTGGAAATCATGATAGACTTTTATCATTAAATTTCTTATTATCAGTCAATCAGCGTTATAGAAATGTAGCACACGTGGAAACTGTTACAAATAAGGAACTACGTCATTATGTTACGTTTGGTACAAATCTCCTTACATTTACGCATGGGGATGAACTTCCAATGGCATCAGGATTAAATAGAAACTATACATTACAAAAATTTTTAATTCATGAAGCTAAATATCAACTACAAATCAACTCATTGTTATTTGATAATTTCTACTTTTTTAGTGGACATTTACATAAAGCTAAAACAGAAGATGCAGATGGTGTTTACGATATTATCGTACCATCATTAGCTAAACCTGATTATTGGCATCATGAAAAAGGATATATTGCATCTCATAGAAAAGCATCATTGTATGTACTTTCTAAAACAGAAGGATTAATTTCAACCATCTATTCAAAACCATAATATGTTATTAGTAGAAAAATATAGACCAAACAGCTTAGAAAATATTGTATTGAACCCTTCAATACGTGAAAAGATATCATCTTTTATTGAAAAAAAATCTGTTCCCAACCTTATATTATACGGTAAGGCAGGGACAGGTAAGACTTCGTTAGTTAATATCATTATAAAAGAATTAGGAGCTGACTACGAGTCATATAACGCATCAGAACAACGTGGTATTGATGTTATCCGAGATGAAATTATGCCATTCGTTGATAAAGTTTCTATGACGAATGCTATGAAGATTGTAGATTTACGTGAAGCAGAAGAATTGACACCTAATGCTCAAAAAGCATTAAAAGATATTATCGAATCAAATTCAGAAGATACTCGTTTCATATTTACAACTAATAATGTTGGTAAAATCATCCCTGAAATCATCAGCAGATGTGAAGTTTTACATATCGAACCTAATGATAATAAAGAAGTTGCAAGACATTTATGGAGCAATGTAATATTAGCTGAGAATATTGAAGCGGATAAAAAAGATGTAATGGCATTAGTCAATAGATACTTTCCTGATATTAGACGTATGATAATGTCTTTAGAAGCAAGTATATCAAATAATACATATACATTTGACCATAAAGAAACATCTTCTGATATTTACACACCAATTTTCGAGTTGTTAGAAAATTTTTATTCTACTCCAAAAAATGAGAAAAACCTTATACTTACATATAAAAATATAAGACCGTTGTTATTATCCTTTTCAGAATTACAACTTTTATCATTCTATACAGAATTGAATAATTGGGTAGATGATAATCTAAGTGTAAATAAATTAGTATATGCTAAAATTCTTATATCATCATATGCTTTTAAATTTAATACACAAATAGATAAAGAGATGAATACATCTGCTCTAATTTTAGAACTTTTAAATCTTTAATTTAACAATAATGATTAACACAAAATACAAGTTTCAAAAAAATGGTGGAACAAAATACGAATTCAAAACAATTTTGTTTGAATCTGAATCAGAAGAGGAATTAAGTTATCAATTAGAAGCCAAAAAAACTGAATTATTTAATCAACATGGTTGCGTTTACACTCCTCAATTAGTATATTATAATAATGTTAACAGTAACAAAGGAGAATTGTATCCTCAAGTTTATGAGTCACCTTTCGATGACGAACAAATCTCACAAAAATATACTTTTTCGGTAGACCCTGCTAAAGAAGGTGGTGATACACATGTTAAGCAAATAATTCAAAATTATGAATATGAAATAGAAATCAAAGAATTAAAAGCTGATATGACAACAGAATTAGTCGATTCTACTATTATGAAAGATATCGAAGAACCAAAACAAACTAAAACAAAAAAAATCAATAAAAAATAAACAATATGAAAAATAATGTAGAAAAACGATATAAATACGAAGTACAAGTTCTATCTACTGATAAAAAAGTTGTTGGATTTCATTTTCAAAAAGATTTTGTATCTACTGACCAAGCAGAATCATTCAGAAAAACAGAAGAAGTTGAGCGTGGACATCCTGTAAGATTAAACTTCTTATATGAATTTGAAGCTACTAATTATTATAAAGAGCCTGAATTTGTAAAATCCGAAAAGGTAGAAGATACTAATGTAAATGTAGATTATCTCAATGGAGAAGACCAAAATGATGATGAGACGGATGATACAGTAGTAAAAACCCCATCAAAACGTGGAAGAAAACCGAAAATTATTAAAGCAGGTTAATTATGAACCTTTTCCAATATCTATATAGTATTTGTAATAAATCATATATAGATTTTGATAATCTTAGTGAGGAAGACCGTAAAAAATGGTCTTCTTTTATGATTTTAAAATATCTAAGTATGGATAAGAATCTTTTACCTATAGTAAATACTCTTAATACCATAGAAAACAAGTTTACAGATAAAGAACTTTATATCATTTTATTCAATATTATTCCTCGTGGTAGATATGATTTTACATATCTAGGTAAAAAAACTACTAAATTGGAATCTTTTGTGGGTATAAAAAAATCTTTAAAATTACTGTATCAATTAACAGATAAGGAAGCAGAAATGTATTTAAAAATAATACCATCTTCCGAATACATAACATATATTCAAATGGCAGGTATGCATGAATAAAAATAGACGTTTTAAACTACTTTTTTTTGATAGTAGCATTGAAGGACAAGATAAATTCAAATCGATTTTATTAAAAACTTATGAAGATTACATTAAAAAATCTGAAACTCCATCTATGTTTACTAATGTTGTAAATATAAACGAGTTTGAAGATTTTAAATATGCGTTTTTATATCATGTTAAAGAACAAGAACAACATGAATTAATAATGTTTTATGCAGTTGATGTGAAAAATTTTGATTTGAATAATATTCAAGAAATGATTGATATTATAGAGAAAACTGTAGGCGATTATAGAGACTTAGGTATATTTTTAATTTATGATTTTTTATTTGCAGTCGAAACAGTAGCATCGATTGATAAGTACGAATCATTAAAAATGATAAAAGATGTTATTAATACATCTGAAACATTCAAAAATGTATTTACACCTGAAAATAAAATGAACATTCTAGAATCAGACCCAAAATTGGGTGAATTAGATTATGTCTTAATAAAACCGAGGGCTTACAACAAGAAAAGAATTGACCAAACCCACGAACAAGTTGACCTGTTAACCAAACAGATAACAAATTTTAAAACGTTTATGGAAAGTATTAATATCATTTATCCATCGGATGATAACACCAATATATTTTTACCATCTATAAATGATATGCCTGATATGAATGATATGCCCGAACAAGCAGTTATTCCCATTCCAAATATGGAAAAACATACTACAATAACAACAGAGATATTAAATTCTATCGATTTAGTTATAGATAACTTCTTAGAAAAAATAATTTTATTAAATAATAAGATAATATGAAAAAAAAACTTAAAGGATTAGCACTAGGAGATGATATCAGATTCTTCACAGGTGTTGCTAGGGCGTTAAAAGAAATAATAATAAATACTGCACCAAACATCGATTGGGTACAGATTGGTGGGGCGAGAAATCATCCAGAACCTAATACAATTGTAAATTATAAAGATGTGTGTAAAATTATTCCATCTCCACATGGATATGGAAGTGCAGACATGATTCGAAAGGTTTTTGAAGAAGAAAAACCTGATTTTGTGTTTTTTATAACTGACCCAAGACATTTCTATGACTTATTTAGTGTAGAATACGAAATACGTCAGTTTGTACCATATATTTACTATAATATTTGGGATAATTATCCAATTCCTAAATATAATTATCCATTTTATAAGTCTTGTGATGCGCTTATTTGTATTAATTCACAGACTAAAAACATTATAGAAAATCTACTTCTCCCTGAAGATAAATCTAATCGAATCATTGCATTTGTACCACATGGTGTAGATGATAACACATTCAAACATAAAAAATTAAACCTTACTCAAATCAAGGATTTAATGAAAAAAAGCATGGGAGATAAGTATAATCATTATAAAGACATCGTGGAATCATTACCTCACAAAAAAGTATTCTTATGGGTAGGAAAAAACCAACATAGAAAACATCCGTTGGATATGATATACGCATATTATACTGCTTGTAACAAAGATGAAAATTTTAAAAACAATACAGTTCTTATCATGCACACAAATCCTATCGCAGAAGAAGGAAGTGATTTGATTCAGGCTCAATTACAAATGAAAACTGAATACGGTTCTGCAAATATTCTATTTACAGATAATGGATTATTATCTGATGAAGATTTGGCAATATTGTATAATACTTCTGATGCTTTCATTAACAATTCTAACGCAGAAGGATTCGGTTTACCTGTACTTGAAGCAGTTATGAGTGGTGTACCCGTATTACATACTGTAACAGGTGGTATACAAGACCAATTCCCATACAAAAAGACATGGGATGAAGATTCTGCACATAAATCAAGACACTTAGATTTACAAAAACAGTTAGTAAAACAATTTGAATGTAATTACGAAGACGAATACGTTGGTAAAGAATGGTCAATACCCATGTATGCTGATGCATCAACTATGATTGGTGCTATAATTACTCCGTATATCTATGAAGATAGAATTTCAATTATAACTTTATCTGATGGTCTATTGAAAATGTATGAAAATATTGATATATTGAAACACAATGCTCAAACATATGGAGCAACATACGTTAGAACTAGATTTACTAATAAAATAATGGCAAACGATATTTATGAAGTCATTGAAAAAACAGTTAGCAATTTCGAACCAAGACCAGAACTCAACATCTATAAATATTAAATTTGTAGATAGAAGTAGTGTTAAAAAACACATCAAAACAAAGAAAACAAAGAAAAAACCAACTTACAAATCATCTGAAGTGACTGAGGTGATTGGTAAATATGGTATCAAATATCCTGTATTTAATACTACCGTTGATGAACAGGATATCAAAGTAGGGATGCAAGTTTTTTCATCATATGATAAAACTCCTGTGACAGTAGCATCAATCTATAAAAATTCACATAACATTACAGAAGTCGAAATATCAGGCTCAAAATTTACGAACCTGATGATGAATCAAATTAAACTAATAGAATAACCATGATATTAATACAAGCACCCATTTTATCCGAAAGTGGATATGGACATAAAGCAAGAGAAATCTCTTATGCTATTTTCAAAGAATTTGGTAATGATGTTAAAATATTACCAACGAATTGGGGTAACAATGTAAATACAGGATTGAAAAATTCTAAATTTAAAGAATTAGAATCTACGATATTATCAAACCCACAACTAAACCAACAACCCGATTTATTTATTGTCATTGGTGTACCCGAAGATATGAGACAATTAATCGGTAAACGGAATATATTATTTACATCAGGTGTAGAAGTTGACAACATATCTCCCGAATGGATTGATATATTGAATAAATCAAATTTAGATTTAATAGTTGTACCATCCGAATTTGTAAAAAACGTATTTTTAAATACTGAATATATAAATAATCAAGACCCATCGCAGAAACTCAGATTACATAAGCAAGTGGAAGTCATTCCCGAATCTTATGATGAACGGATATTTAATCCGTTGACTAATGATGATAAAAAGATAATGGTACAGTTTAATAAATCATTAGAAGATAATGGTATTGAAAAATTTATGTTCACATCGGGTCAAGTATCACCTGATAAATTAGAATCGGGTGGAGATAGAAAAGGATTCAGAGACTTATACATCGCTTTTAAAGAGCAATTTAAATCAACTGATAAGATAGCATTAGTTGCTAAATTGAATGGCTTAAATAGCAGTTATATGACTGATTATCTATTTAAAAAAGCAATCTCAGTAGTCGATTTAGAAATCAAATCTAAAGATAATGCTCCATTACTTGTTTTATCAGGTCATCTATCCCCACAGTTCTTATTTGCCTTACTATCCCATGAAAAAAACATTGCTAATATTTATCCCACTAAAGGTGAGGGATTTGGAAGAATGATTTTGGATGCCGTTTTATCTAATAAACCATTAATTGTACCCGAAGTTGGAGCATTTAGGGATTTTACTATCGGTTGTGAAAATGTTAGTTATATGAAGGGCGCTTTTAAAGATATTCCACCATCAGCTGTTATGGGTAAAATATTAGTACAAGGCTCTAAGTGGTATGAAATAAATATTGATTCGCTAAAAGGATATTTGAAATATATTAATCGAAGTGGAAATAATTTTGATTTCACAAAAAATTTGTCTAATATTGAAGAAATTAAAACAAAATTTGGATATGAATCTGTATCAAAACAGATTACTAATGTTATTGCAAATTATCATGCTAAACAATTACAAATCAAATTACCAAATTTAAAATCGTTAAATATTAAAAAGGTAGAATAATATGTTAAATTATATAGAAATAAAATTAGTTGATGAACATGCAACGATACCATCAAAAGGTTCTGAAAATGCTGTGGGGTATGATATGACTTGTATAAATGTGAATCATACTCAAAAATATATAGAATATGATACAGGTGTTGCGATGACTATTCCAATAGGATATGTCGGTTTATTATTTCCAAGAAGTTCAGTTACAAAAATGGATTTAATGTTAAAAAATAGTGTTGGTGTAATAGACCCTGATTATAGAGGAACTATACGTTTTAGATATTATCAAACATCGGATAGTGATGAAAGCTATAATTTTGGTGATAAAGTAGGACAAATAGTATTTGTACCTGTTTTAACATTAAATGGATTCAAAATAGTTGATGACTTATCAGAAACAGTACGTGGTATTGGTGGTTTTGGGAGTACAGGAGTCTAATATGAAATTAACACCTATTATAGTAACATGTGGTGAATCAGAAACATTTAGATTATTAACTAGCATTTCAGACCAAATGTTTAACAATATCAATATTTTTGATAAACCTGTTATACTATTGGATGAATCTAAAGTGACTAAAGAATCTGATTTTTTTAATCAAATAAAATCATCTATTAACGTGGATGATTTTATTTTTGTATTTACTAAATTTGAAGGAGACTTTTCAGCATTTAGAAATGTAGTATTTGAACATATAAAAGATGGAAATATTGTATTATGGTTAGATGCTGATGAACAAGTTTCTGATAACTTTTTTATTGTAGCATATCATGTATTTAAAGAAAATCCAACTTTAGATTTAATCTATTGTACAAGGGCTAATTATGTCAATGGTATTACACCAAGTCATGTCCAACGATGGGGTTGGAGATTAGACCAGTTTAACAGAATAAATTATCCCGATTTTCAAGGTAGAATTCATGTAAAACGAAATAATATTGTATGGTCGGGTAAAGTGCATGAAAAATTGACTAATATAAAAAATTATGCAACTTTAGGTGATGAATTAGAAATCCTCCATGTTAAAGAAATTAGTAAACAGGAACAACAAAACGATTTATATAACAAATTATAAAGCATTAGAGAGTAATTAGTATTAAAATGATAAACATATGTCCAATAACACAAACGGAAACTTCCACAAAATATTTCAACTTAGGTAATATGCCGTTAGTCAACGATTTATGTTTGACACGAGAGGATTCTTTAAAAATAAAAACATATAAACTCGAACTTCAATATTTCAATGAATCGGGGTTAACATCGTTAACTAATGAAATCGAAGCTAAAAAATTATTTAATAATTACTTGTTTAAAACGTCAGTGAATAAACCTTATATCGAACATTGTAAAAAAATGTTTGAATATATACAATCTATGGTAAATATAGATGATAATACCAACATCATGGATATAGGGGGTAACGATGGTACTTTATTAAAAACATTTAAAGATTGTTCCGATAAAAAATTAAAGTTATTAAATATAGAACCTTCGGATAATTTATCTAAAATTTCCAAATCGATTGGAATTCCTACTATTAACAACTTTTTTAATGAAAATGTATTCGAACATGTAAGTGACAAATTCGATGTAATTATTTCTACAAATGTATTTCAGCACTTAAAAAACATAGATGAATTTGTTAAAACTATTAAAAAAATATTAAAAGAAGATGGTATTTGGGTATTGGAATTTCCATATTGGATTCATAATATGAATACTAATCAGTTCGACCAAATTTATCACGAGCATATTTATTATTACTCCGTATCACCATTAGTAAAATTAATGCAGAAACATAATTTAAAAATAAATGTTATAATTTTTCATGATATGCACTCAGGTTCTTTACGTTTGATTATATCTCATGATACTTCTAATGTTATTAAATCAGATGGTTCGGTAGAAAAATATATAGAAATGGAAAAGAAATATACTTTAGATTCTCATATAAATTGGGGGAAAAATATAAAAAACCATATAAATGATTGTAAAACTTTCATTAATACGTTGATTGAAGATGGATATAAAATTGTAGGATTTGGAGCATCAGCCAAAGGTGGTATTTTTTTAAATAGTTTAGGGTTAGATTATACTGATATTCCATATATAATAGATGATACGGATATAAAACAAGGAAAATTTTTGCCCAAACTTGGAATTGAAATAGTCGATAGAAACATAATTCAAACGTATAAGCCTGATTACATATTGATACTATCTCATAATTTTAAAGAATATATAATGGAATCATTATCGGATATTTACGATGAAAAATTTATAATATGTTTTCCCGAACTAAAAATTTTATAACAATGACAAATATAAACAAATTAACAAAAGAAGAATTATTAAATTGGCTTAAAAATGAAGCAGGTGTAAATCACCCAAATTGGTTTGGGGACAATTTAAAATATGGGGGATTAGAAATACAACAAATCCCCGAAGAATACGTGGAATATTTATGGTTTTTAAAAAACCATAAGTTTGAATCATATCTTAACATCGGTGTAGGTAAAGGTGGTTCTTTTTTAATAGAAACTTACATTCAACCGTTACTGAAATTAAGTGTTGCGATAGATAATTCATCTTATTGGGGAAATGAACAGAAAAATACCATTCGACAAAATATTTCATTTCTTCAAAAAAATACAAATACTAAAATCGTATTTTTTGATGGAACAAGTCGAAAATTTTTTGATGAACATCCTGATGAAAAATTTGATATTATTTTTATAGATGGAGACCATTCTTATGATGGAGTAAAATTCGATTTTATTAATAGTGAGAAATTATTAAAAAAAGATGGATACTTAGTTTTTCATGATATAGCAAGTCACCAATGTTCAGGTGTAAATAATTTATGGAACGAAATAAAAAAACAAAATTGTTTGGAATTTATTAAGTCTGATAAATGTGGGATTGGAATATGGAAAAAGTAATTTTTTATCATGTATATTTAAGTAAAAATTATAAACAATTAGTACAAGAACAACTTACAAATCTATTTCAATCTAAATTATACAATAATGTTTCAAATATTTTTATAGGAGTGAATTATGTCGAAGAAAAAGATTTACATTGGTTACAAAATCTAATCAGTCAGTATCCCAAAATCCAAATTATTTTACACAAAGATAATGCACTTGAAGAAAAAAATACTTTGAGGTTAATACTCGAATTTGCAAAAACTAAAGATTGCTATATTTGTTATTTTCACACAAAAGGAATAACAAGAGCAACGTATAATACCAATCAATGGAGACGATTGATGGAACATTATATAATATACGGATGGGAAAATTGTATAATTCAACTTGAAAGTGGTTACGACTCGGTCGGTGTTTTGTATAGAGAAAATACCTTTTTAGGTTTTCATCCTCATTATTCAGGAAACTATTGGTGGACTAATTCAAAAAATATACTTACCTTAAATTCTAGTTATTTAGATAATAACGGTGATAGATATGGTGCAGAATTTTGGATAGGTAGTAGTCACGAATCGAAAATAAAATGTTTATACGAATTTAATGGGACTGAACCTTATAACAATGAATTTTTAATTAACGATTATATAAAATTATGAAAAAAACTTTAATTTTAATATTAAATTATAATACTCCTGAACTAACCAACCCATTATATGAAGATTTAAAAAAAAACCAATCCGATTTATATGATGTTTTTATATTGGACAATGGCTCTGATGATGATAAAAAATGTAAATATGAATCGATTGACTTATCAAGTAATACTTTTTATGGTGGTGGAGTAAATGTAGCATTCGAAATTATATTAAATAATCAAGAATTGTACGACTCATTGCTATTATTAAATTCGGATGTAATAATCCATCCTTATAATTTTATAAAAACTTTGCGTGGAGTTATGTTTAATGATGATTATAAAATTGTATCTTCAACGATAATTCAACCTGTACAACATGAACAATGTTATTGGTTATCTATGCACAATTGGAATTCAAAAACCCCAAGAGATGTCAAATTTGTAGATTTTCAGTCGTGTTTGATACATATAGATGTCATCAAAAAAATAAATCAATTTGATGACCTTTTGAAATATGGTTGGGGTAATGATTTATATACAGGTATGATTTGTGAAGAAAATAATTGGAAAATATGTATTTTGGATTATTGTCCTATTGTACACTTAGGAAATTATACTGTTAAAAAATATTCAGACCGTAAAGAAATTTCTAATTATAATGACAAAGCTAATTATAATATGTATGAATTCTTCAAAAAAATTGGCAAATTAGATAAATTACAAGAATACATAAATTATGCTAGAACTTATAAATTTGAATAATACAATAAAATGTAGTATATGTTTATATATTATGCCAAGTGAATTTTTAATGTTCGAAAGGTTGCTAAAGCAATTTGATGAACAAATAAACATTGGTAAAATACAATGGGATTTATTTATTTATTTAGACATAGATGATTCGGTAGATTGGACTAAAACTAAAATTTCAAAGGCTGAAATATTAAAATATTTTAATAATATTTTACATAAATTCAATAATAAAAATATTAATATTGTCCCAATAATAGATAAAATTGATATATACGGATGTACATCGGCTAGGAGGGATTGTTTAAAAAAACAATATGATTATTTTTTATGGGTAGATAGTGATATCATTTTTAAAAATGATTTTTTAAGTTATTATGAACAAATAATGGTTTTTTATAATGGAGAAAATATTATAATAACACCAGAAATACTTAAAAAATGGGATTCATCATGGGATTGTCTGGTTAATAAAAAATTTTTAAATAAAGACTTTAATTTTCACAAATATACTAATGTAAAATACGAAATAGAAAATATTGATACTAATATTTATATTGGAATTATAGATAATAGTAAATATGGTATTAAATATAAATGGGGTGGTGGTTGTATGACATGTTTTTCAAAAATAGCAATGGATAAAGTATATGGTATACCAGATAGTTTTTATCATTATGGATTTGAGGATACTTGGTTGATGCTTTTATTTAACCAAATAGACAAAAACGACCAACCAATTCAATTGATAACGATAAATAATATTGCAGATGAAGAATATAATAATAGAATGGTATGGAAATTTGATGAAGTTGTTATGAATGATAGAAAAAAAAGAAAGTACTATTTAAATACTATTGAACATGTAAATAATACTTTTAAACAATTAATCAATCGTTGAAGGAATAATACAAAATATGGTAAATTTTACTATTTTAGAGAACAAACTTTTAGAATTACATTCTAAACCATCTAATGATTTGAATGATTATATTGATAAATTCGTGACTATATATAAAGATTACGTAGTTGCAGTAGCCAATGATTATCCAAATAGTATTGATACACCATTAACATTCAATGATAGTTTAATGAAAATAACATTAACATCATTATTAAGTAAACAACAATTTAGTATAGCTTTTGGTAGTGCAATTTCTTCAGGGTGGGTGGGTACAACTTTTGGTATAGCATCCCCAATTAATGGTAATATCAAAGTATCAAGTATTGTAGCTTTTGGTGGCATTCCTTTCTATATACCTAATATAGACCGTTCATATCAAGATTTTTGTAAACTATTGACTGATAAAATCAAAAATCATATAAAATCAATTAAAGGGGTTATAATAACTACTAATCCAACTTCAGGATTACCTGTTCCATTTTCGATAAGTATTTCTTAATTTTAGAAAATAATTAAATTAAACTATTGACTTTTTAAATTATTCTTTTTATATTAGTAAGGAAGTCAACAATCACCCAAACATAACGAAAGAAAAATATCATGGCTCACAATGTAGAAACAATGGCTTATAACAATTCTAATAACGAAAAACCTTGGCACGGTCTAGGTGTAGCAGTAGATGGTCTGATGACATCCGAAGATGCTATCGTAAAAGCAGGTCTTCATTGGTCTGTAGAAAAAAGAATTGTATACCAAGGTCTACCCGATGGTACACAGTTAGAAATCGATAACCAATTCGCATTGGTTAGAAACACTGACCATAAAGTGTTAGGTATGGGAACAGGACGTTATACTCCTATCCAAAACAGAGATGCTTTTGAATTCTTCGATACAATCGTAGAAGCTAAAGAAGCAATGTTCGAAACAGCAGGTTCACTAAGAGAAGGTGAAATCGTATGGATGCTTGCTAAAATGCCTACATACATGCAAGTTGGTCATGGGGATGTAGTTGAGAATTTTGTTCTCCTATCAAACGGTCACAATGGTAAACAATCCATTCAGTTGGCTTTAACTCCAATCCGAGTTGTATGTAACAACACGTTGAATTGGGCATTAAAAGGAAACAAAAACAAAGTGAACATTCGTCACACTACGAATGCAAGAGCAAATATGATGATTGCTTCCGAATCAATGGGAATCATCAAAAAACAAGCAGTAAAAATCGAAGAATTGTACGCTGAGATGTTCAAAAAACAACTGACCTCTGAAAGTATGGATGCTTATTTCAAAGCAGTTGTAGGTGAATCTACTCAGGCAGAAAACACAATCGTGGAGATTAATCGCTTGGTTGAAGTTGGAGCAGGAACAGACTTAAAAGGTGTACGTGGTTCACTTTGGGGTGCTTATAATGCAGTGACCGAATACTACGACCACTACAAAAACTACCAAGAACGCACAAACAAACTTGAAGCGATTTGGTTGGGTTCTGGTGCTACGAGTAAAGAGAAAGCTTTTGAAAAAGCAGTAGTACTTCTTTAATATTTAGCCCCTTCGGGGGCTTTTTTTATACCAATTATTTTTAAATAATATACTTATTGGTATGAATAAAACGCTATATAACATCATCGAAACACATTGGAAACCATTTTGGTTTTCACTATTCTTTACTTTATTTTTCTTTATCGGTAACGTATTCGGACAAACAAGTTATTACTCTCAAGGTAATGGTTTTTTCAATGATAAAACTCTTTGGAGTACAATAAGTGATGGTTCGGGTACACAACCACAAAATAATGATTTACAAAATGGGTATTATATAATATTATTAAAATTTGATGGGATTTTCTTAAAAGATTCTATTTTATTATTGAAATAATATTATATTTAAGCTATAATGAGTAAAGAAAAAATATTATTTAAAAACAAATGGGTCTCGTTAATCGAGAAGACAAACTCTGATTCAGGGGATAAATATACGATTTTTAAAGAATCAGATAAGGTGATGGTTCTTCCATATTTTATATCAAATGATAAGATATATGTGGTCTATCTTTTAGAACCAATTAATATATGGAGAAACAAAAAAGCTGAATTAACTTGTATATCGGGTACAATCGAACCAAACGAAAATCATTTTGATACTGCAATAAGAGAATTAGCAGAAGAGAGTGGGATAGTCCAAGAAGATAAATCAAAGTGGGAATTTTTAGATTCAGTGTTTCATTCTAAATCAGCCACATCACAAAGATTTTTATATTTAGTAGATATATCAGATAGTGACATCGTAAGAAAATCTACTGATGGTTCATGGTTCGAAAAAAATACAAAAAATGTGGTTTCTGAAATATCTACTGAAATGAAAAAATTATCAAAGGATATATATTTTCATTTTATGATTAATTACCTAGAAACAAAACAACTATCGTATGAAAAGAAATAAAAATTCTAATAACACAAAAATGGTTATCCATGAAAATAGTTTAACCGAGTTATCAATCGAGAATCTAATGAAATCGAGAATTAGATTAAACAAAGAGCAACAGATAACAAAAAAAATAATAATTGAAAATGATATAACAGTATTAACGGGTAAAGCAGGAAGTGGTAAAACATTAACCGCAGTATTAACAGGAATCGAACTATTATATGCCGATGAAGTTGATAAAATAGTTATTACAAGACCTACAGTGGGTACAGAAGATATTGGCTTTCTAAAGGGAGATTTGAACGATAAAATGCAACCATGGGTATATCCCGTATACGACAATATTGAATCGGTTGTTGGTAAAGTGGAGTTTAAAAAACTAATATTATTAAACAAATTGGAGATAGTTCCATTACAATTTTTTAGAGGGAGAACATTCCTTAATAAATTTATCATAGCTGATGAAGTACAAAATTTAACCAATGAACAAACTGCAATGGTTATGACACGTTTAGGGTTACATTCGAAGATGGTACTATGTGGTGATATAAATCAGATTGATTTAAAAAGAAAACCTACATCAGGAATAAATAAATTGATTAATCTTCGAGATAAAATCGAAGGGGTAGGATTTAGTGAACTTTTAACTAATCATAGACACCCCGTAGTAGATAGAATTTTAGAATATTATGCAGAAACAGAAGATTTTAAAAATTATCGTTAAAAAGTAGTTTTATTTTATAAAAAGTCCATAATTACTCTTACATTTTATGGACTTTTTAAAAAAATTAGTCTCCGATTTAAATTTTTGTTATATTTTATATAAATCGGTTGACAGAAACCAAAAATTATACTTTGAAATGATTATAAATAATCATAAAATCAAAAAAATTTTTGATGATGATATAAAATCTAACAATTTTTTTACAATGGAATACAATGGACATAATAAAAATCATACAATAATGTATAAAATTCGAAATGAGTTCATAAATATTTCCGAAACCGATATAACTTTTTTAAAAAAAGAATTTATTAAAACAAAAAAATATGTTTTTACTAAATTCGCCTACTTAAACAATTAACCCTAACCTATAAATTAAACTATTATGGAAAAAATGCTTGTTAAAATTACTGATGCAAGATTTACTACTACAAAAAATCTAAAATTGGATGTTCACTATCCTGTTATGTACCAAGATGAGAAAAATTATTTCATTCAAGATGGTGGAATCGTACAAGAAGTACCGAAAACTATCTGTGAAGTAAAAACGGTGAATCTAAGTGTTGCAAATAAACGTCTGATGTTTGGGTAATATGATAGTCAAATACCAATCAGAAGATGGGTTTGAATTTGATACCGAAAAACAATGTACGTATTATGAACAAGAATTAAAAAAATATAGAGTATCACCACAACCATTGATAAATGAAAAAATTGGTGGTTATGATGCGAATAAAATAAATTCTTTATCTGATTTAGTATGTGCCATTGATAAAATTTCTACTGATGACCAAAAACAGTTTGATAAATCAAAAGTTTATGATGTATTTTCAGTAGTAAAATTTAATCACAAATCATTCCCTTTTTATTTTATACCCGAATTAAAAATTTCTCATATAAAATTAATATCTCGCTTGAATGATGAACTCAAAGGTTTGCAATCAGAACGTGAAACACTTAATTCAAAAATTTTAGAAATCAAAGATAAAATCAAATCGTTAAAACAAAAGTAATATGTACGTTATTAAAGGCATGAAAGCTCTTAATGCAGTTAGAGATGATATATTATTTACATCAGACCAGTTGTTTTATGATGAAGATATATTATATGAACGTCAATCATGGACTGTAGAACAAATGAATGATTATTTGATTCAGAAATGGAACTCTGTTGTTAAGCGTAACGATATAGTTTTTCATTTAGGAAATTTTAGTGTAGGTTCGATACCACTTACTAAATCTATTTTACAGAAACTAAATGGAAATATAAATTTGATTATTGGAACATCAGATACACACGATACAATTTTGGCGTGTAAAGATAAATTGATGTCTATCAGCTATAAACTCGATATATTCATTAATGATATATCAATTACTTTAAATCATCATCCACAATTAAATTGGAACAGAAAGAACGAAGGTGCATGGATGCTTCATGGTTCAACTTTTCATAACCAACCATTATTAATAAATGAAAAACTTTTAGATGTTGGTGTAGATGGTTATGATGGTGAACCAATAAGTTTCGAAAAAATTTATTCTATAATGGATAGAAAAGAAAAGTATATTTATAATCAACAAAAACTAACACAAAAAACATTATGACTTTAACATTAAAATCTCGTGGTGGGGATGTACGATTATTACAATATGCTCTTGGTATTACTACCGATGGTGTATTTGGGAATCAAACGCTTACCCATCTTAAATCATCAGTATTATTCGATTCATCAGTGGGTGGAACTACTACAGAAAAACTTTATGATTATTTAAAACTTATTACACCTGAACATATAGTAACGTCACACAAATTATTATTAAAAAATATACGAGAAATTGACGTTGATGGTGATGGGAAATCAGATAATCGTGGTGAAGAAATTGATAAGATGATTAAATTTGTATTTCCTCAGTTTAATATCGAAGATAAAACTACAAAAGGATACGCATGGTGTGCAATTTTTGTAACGTATGTACTATTCAATTCTTACCCTGATGTTCATAACAAATTATTAAAAACTGCACGCGCAAAAGATATGTTAGATTGGGCAAGTGTTCGAGCAAATTATATTAAAGTGACTAATATTAATCAACTCAGACGAGATACAATAGTAATCGGTGGGTGGGTTAATGATAACGGGTTCGGACATGTATATATAGTTGACCCAATCGAATCTTTAATGCAAAATATCCCTGATAAAGTTGTTACTATTGAAGGTAATACTAATAACGCAGGTTCTAGAGAAGGTGATGGACTTTATAATAAAGTAAGAAACATCGCAAACAATACAATTTATCAATTTAAACTTTAAAAATTAACTATGAAACAGATAATTAAACATATATCATACGATGTAGAAACTCGTCATAAATTAAAATCAGGCGTTGACAAATTAGCTAATGCAGTTAAATCAACGCTTGGTGCATCGGGTAAGAATGTTATCATTCAACGAGAAATGCAACTACCACTAATTACTAAAGATGGGGTAACTGTTGCGAAACACATTATACTTAAAGACCCAATCGAAAATATGGGTGCGGATTTAATCAAATCCGTAGCTGAAAAAACTGCCGATAATGCAGGTGACGGTTGTCAACCACTTTGGTCTAAAATTTCCACACCAAATGGTTGGACTACTATGGCTGAAATTAAAAAGGGTGATTTAATCAATGGTACTAATAATACTGTACAAACAGTAGAAGAAGTGTATGAAAAAGGTAATTTACAAATACATCAAGTGAAATTTGCTGATGGTAGAGTGGTCGACTGTGATGATACTCATATATGGACGGTAATAACTAATTATGGTGCTAAGAAGTCTATGTCCACACGTGCTTTAATAGACTCTGGTAGAATAACAATGAAAAATAATAGACATGGATACTATGTGCAATCAGAAGGTGTCAATTTTCCACAGAAATCTGTACCCATAGACCCTTACACACTAGGTGTACTATTAGGCGATGGAAGTTTAAGTGGAGAAACTATAGAGTTATCTTTAGGTTTTAAAAAGCAGCATATCATTGACAAATTGATTCTACCCGAAGGTGTACGAAAAGATGTAACTCATGTAGAAAAAAGTAATAGTTTTAGAGTTAAATTATATGGTAAATCCTTATCAGAAATTTTAGAACAACTTAATTTACGTGGTGTAAATAGTTTTACTAAATTTATTCCAGATGAATATCTATATAATGATTATACAACAAGAGAAAATTTATTACAAGGTTTACTTGACATGGGTGGTTATAAAAATAAACGAGGTAGATTTGTATTTAGTACCGTAAGTGGAAGGTTAGCAAGAAACTTTGAAGTATTATGTTATAGTTTAGGCATTTCTTTAAATTTCAAATTTCATACAAGAGATAGTGATGACAATTCTTATTCCTATAATCCTATTCATAGATTTATACAATTGAAAGGGTATAAATATGGAAACAAAATAGTATCTATTACTCCTACTGATGTATATACTCCAATGCGTTGTATAAAAGTCAGCAATAACGATAAACTTTATTTCACTGATAATTTCATTTTAACACACAATACAACTACTGCAACTGTATTAACACAAGCAATTCTTCATAAAGCATTTGAGTTAATTAAATCATCAAACCAATCTATGAATTTAATTCAATTGAAACGAGAATTGGATTTACTAACAGTAGATGTAGTTGAAAAATTAGAATCAATGAAAAAAAATATTGATTCAGAAGAACATCTACGTCAAGTAGCAACTATTTCTGCAAATGGAGATACCATTCTAGGTTCTATCATTGCTAAAGCTATATCCAAGGTTGGTGTCGGTGGATATGTATCAGTTGAAGATTCAGAAAATGATGAAACTTATTTGTCACATGTCGAGGGTATGCAGATTGATAGAGGTTATTTCTCTTCTTATTTTGTTACTGACATGAAAAAAATGGTAGCAGAATTAAACAACACGTTTGTCATGGTATATGCAGGTACTTTATCAACTGCTAAAGAATTATTACCTGTGCTTGAAGGTGTAGTATCATCAGGAAAACCATTGGTTATTATTGCTGAAGATTTTGAAGCGGAAGTAGCAGGAGTATTAGCTCAGAATAAATTAAGTGGAGTGATTAAAGTTTGTCTGATTAAAGCTGCATCATTTGGAGATAATAGAAAAGAGATTATGAAGGACATTGCAGTATCTACGGGTGCTACATTCATAACTCCCGAACTTGGACATTCTATTAAAAATATTTCGATGGACTACTTAGGTCAAGCTGAACGAATTATAAGTAAAAAAGAGAATTCTGTTATCATCGGTGGTATTCCAAAAGTTAAAGAATACAATGATAGAAAAGAATTATTAGAATCTTTAATCAATGACTCAAAATTATCAATGTTTGAAAGAAATGCTATTAATGAACGTTATGCTAATTTTACAAATGGTGTATCCATCATCAAAGTTGGTGCAAATTCTGAAGTAGAATTACAAGAGAAAAAGGATAGAATTGAAGATGCATTATTTGCTACTAAATCTGCAACTGAGTATGGTATTGTAGCAGGTGGTGGGATTCCATTGTTGAAAATATCAACAGAATATTCTCCATCAAAATATATTAATAAATCAATAGAAAAAAATTTAGCATATGATATATTATTTTATTCATTAAAAAAACCATTTGAGACCATATTAGAAAATGCAGGTTATAGTAAAAATGATATTAGAGAATTTGTAAAGCGATTCACTGAGGATTCTAATGTAAACATGGGATTAGATGTTAGAAATAATACTAATGGAGATATGTTTGAGATGGGTATTATTGACCCATTTAAGATTACAAAATCTGCTTTATTAAATGCAGTTTCGATTGCAGGATTGATTCTTACTACCGATGCTTCAATTTCGATTGAAGAAATTATCGGTGAAGATATTGAGACAGAATAATTTAGTTTAAAAATCCACTATAGCCTATATTTAAGCGTTATACATTAACAATTTAAATATAACTATAGTGGATGAATTATTTATTAAAGTATTAACAAAACTATCAAAATTATTAAACCAAGGTTTGTATGATGAATGCTCCAACTTAATTGATAAAACAAAACTTGAGGTCGAGGAAGGAAGTTTCGGATTGGATGAATTTACATCTATGGATGACGATGACGAAGATTACGATAATAAATCATATTATGATGACGATGATTATAATAACGATTATTAATTTTTATAGGTCAGATATCTGACCTTTTTTTAAAATCTATATATACCTAATGGTATTGCTGCTAATAATTGTTTCTGATTTTGTAATATTCTTGCTTGTATATCCATACCTTCCTCCTTAGACAATTTCATCAACATTTCTCGTAATTCTTGCTCTAAAGCATCTTTTTTGGTAGAACCATCTCCTACAAATGCATCCCCATCCAAGCTAATTGTACCAGTTGGATAATTAACAGAACCAAATTTACGTCTGTTAATACCTAAAGTAATCATTGATAGTGCCAATGTATAATCGATAATCCATTGTTTTGCGTGTTGATTTAGTCGGGAGAAAGGAAGAAAATCATAATGGATATCACTGGGGTTTACTATTAGATTATCTTGTGTATATGCATTATTTTTATCATCAGCAAATTTGCCTGATAATTCAGACCCTACATAATAATTGAACCAAATTTTCATTGGGTATTTGGGTATTGGTAGAAAACGAATGTTATCACCTTCTAATTTAAATGAGTAGTCACTCAATCTCATATCTCTATGTGTATTAACAGTTTGCATACGAGACAGGTCAAACCCCAATGGATACATTGTATAGTAAGAATTATCACCAATCATCCCTGCATTTACCCCATTTGGGAATGCAAAATTCGAATTTAAATATTGTCTGTTTGCAGGGATACGATTATGAAAAACCATATTTATTTGGAATTCATATTCATCGGGGTGTATATCCATCAGGTGTTGCTTGATATTATACACCGATTGATTAGTATCCAACTCTACCGATGATGTATATAATGAAACATGAGTAGAAACTTTAGCTTCTGCGGAATAAGCTTCTGATAATCTAATCAGATAACGATTAGATTGATATGGTAAGCGGTTTGTATAATTACTACCTGTTGGTTGACCAATAAGATTAAAAAAATCTTCTTTGGTTCTAAACTCATTTATAATTTTAGAATACGTAACCATTGCAGATTCTAAATTCGTGTATATTTGATTTGGAGTAATCTCAATTTGATGTACAGGAAATCCAAGATTAGATGCTACATAATCTGCTACCGTAGGTGCAAACGATACAAAGGTGGACTCATTATCAAAATATTTGAACGGTGTTGTACTACCTGAGATGTAAGGAGTAGTTCCTTCGTAATAAGGAATAACTATTGATGGATAATCTGCCATTATTGTTTATTTAAAGCTTTATAAAATTTTTAGAAAGATATGTTTCAAATTGTTTTTTACAATCATCTTCATTGAGAAGTGATTCATCATATTTCTTTTTGATTTCACTCTTGAAACGTGCGAAGTATTTTCCTGAATCTTTAGGTAAATCAAATACTTCTGCATCGATACCACCATCACTGATTGAACCGAAAATAATATCATCTGAATATCTAAAAATTAGTCCATGTACGATGCGATTATCGGATAAATCAAACATTATACCATTGGATGCTAAATCGGGTTTTGATGACATCCATTTTTCGAACTTATCTTCTGGGGTAGGATATCCATCTTGTACATTATATAACGTATCTAAATTTTCTTTGATAACCTTTTTAACTGAATCTATATATATTTTTATGTTCATAATTAATTAAATTTAATATTATTTAAGATTAACAACCTGTGTAAGCGTTCAACCTCTTGTGTGATTTGTGAATTTTCGTATTCTAAGAAGAATATACGTTGTAATAATTCATCATTAGAAAATTCCTTGTCGGGTAATGCCAATTCTTTATTAATTATATCTTTTATCATATTTTTATTATCAGATATTATACCCCTGATGTTTTTTGATGATAATTGTACATCTTCGGTATCAACTTCTGTGGTGCGGTCTATAGGTTCACCATCAGAATCTTTTGATAATCGTTCCATCAATCGAGAAGCGTATTTATATTTTACATTTTTTGTAGTCATAGTGATAATTATATAGTTATAGTAACAAGTTAAACAAATATATGAAAAAATTTGACATAAAGAGAATAAAGAAATCTTTAACGCAAAATTCCAAATCGATAGCGAAAAAAAATAAATTGAAAGTAAGAAATCGAATTAATTTTACTAAGTTCACAGATATTGTTAAAAAGAGATTACCCATCAATAAGTATATAGTTTCAAAAAAATTTATTAAATCTTCAGGTCTTGAAACAACATTTGAAGATTATGTTTTGAAACCATTAAACTATCCTTATGAAGCACAATATAGGATTGCTACCAAGTTTTATGATTTTTATATCCCATCGGTAAAATTATTAATTGAGGTTGATGGTGACTACTGGCATGGTAATACTAAAAAGGATTTGAATGAAGTTCAAAAGAAGAATGTAACGAATGATTTTGTTAAGAACAAATTAGCAAAAATGAATAAATTAAATTTAATTCGTTTTACAGAAAAGGAAATCAATAGAAATGTCAAAAGATGTAGAGCAAAATTATTACAAAAGATTTTATTTTGTAAATGAGATTTTGTATCTTAGCATTAATTAAATTTTAATTATTAATATTCGATATGACATTAACAGACGAACAACGTGAAGCATTTGATGATATTATCAAATGGGTGACTTCACCGAATGACCAATTTTATGTACTAAAAGGATTTGCAGGAACGGGAAAAACTACGCTTCTCATTAGTTTAGCAGAATATGTACAACATCACAGACCATTAGTTTATGGTGTAAATCGTGCTGACTTGACCATCTCTGCACCAACTAATAAAGCAGTAAAGGTGATTCGTAAAAAATTGGAAGAATCGGGGTTGGCAAATGTAGAGACTAAAACTATACATGGACATTTGGCAATCAAGCCTTTTGTAGATTATAAAACGGGTGAAGAAACATATATACCTGATAAAACCGTAGACCAGTCGTTATACGATTATAATTTTGTTATTATAGATGAAGCATCTATGATTAATAAAGTGTTGTATGAAGATTATATAACAAAAGCGGTTAGCGGTTATACCATTAAGATTCTGTTTGTTGGAGACCCTGCACAATTACCACCTATTAAAGAAATTGAATCATTGGCATTACAAGGTAATGAAAAAACTACAAAAACATTGACTAATGTAGTTCGTTATGGGAATGAAATTGGTAGACTTGCTACCGATATTAGAGAAAACTTGGATAAGCGAATCGATTTTGAAGACTTAGTTGAAAAACATGAATCCGATTCTGTAATCCTATTAGATAGGAGACAATTTACATCTACTTTAAATGAATATTTTTTATCTGATGATTATAGTCGTGATGAAGATTTTTGTAGGATATTAGCATATACCAATGTCAATGTTTCCACATGGAACACTAAAGTACGTGGATTGTTCGTAAAATCAGATGATAAATTTGTCATTGGTGATAAAATTATTGCGAATGAAGCGTGTCTTGATGAAATTGGTATGAATATAGTATTACCAAATTCCGAAGAAGCAATAGTTACTTCAATTAAAATTAAAACTCTTAGTAACCCTTGTAAATTAGATTACTATGAATTAGGTATACGATTAGTGGGAACAATAACTGAAAAATTTATTCGAGTTATTCATGAAGCATATGAAGATGATTTAAAAGATTTTCTTAGAAAAACTGCTGATAAAAAAGATTGGAAAACTCATTATAAAGTAAAAAAATTCTTTAATGATATTTCGTATTCTCACTCCCTAACCGTACATAAGTCACAAGGTAGTACATTTGCTAATGTGTTTATTGATATGCCTAATATCGCAAGAAATAGCGTCATTAAAGAAAGAAATCAGTTATTATATGTTGCTATAACAAGAGCGTCAAATAAAGTTTTTATACGATTATAATTTTTTTTTGATAAAAAATAAAATTTTCGTATATTTAATATCCACTAAACAATTAACAACTAATTTTAACTCCTATGTTACTCAATCTATACTTAATATGTGCTTTTTTATTTTTTTTATACGTGAATGTGAAAACGTGGGGTAATAAAAATAAAGAACATTTCGTTGGTATCGCTATGGTATCAATTATCGCATGGTGGTATTTCGTAATTAAAGAATTAATCGAAAAAGATTCTAATATCAAAACAGATTTAGGAAAACTTATATTTCGATTTAATTTACTTATATCAAGATTTTTTTAACAATAAAAAATATAATTTATAATTAAAGCTACTGTTGTAATAAGCAGTGGCTTTTTTATTTTAAATTATAATATTATGAACAAACGTATACTTTTAACTATTTTTTTTGCTTGGTCTATTTTTATAACGGTATTCAGTTGGCACATCACTACAAAATATTTCCCTCGTATGACATATGAAGTAAAAACTGAACAAATTGATTCAACCAAATGGGTATCTGTTGCACAATATGAAACTCAACAAAATTTATATAAAGACTTATCGAAAGAATTTGTCCAAAAGATTAAAGATAGTGATATGAAAATATTTTCTTTATCTAACTTAACAGGTAGATTGCGATTAAACAATGATAATTTAAAAAAAACAATTGATTCATTAAAATTTTTAGATGGATTTACAATAGCAGATTCATTACCATTGGTAAAAAGAGATTTAGAAATAATTAATAATAAAATTACAGATACCACAATAACTACATCGAATACATTTGGTGATAGTTTGATAATGGTAAATTCTAAAGTTGATATAAAAGATAATACTATGACTAATGAAATAGATTTGGTACAATTGCGAGATATAAATATACAAATTACTTCAACAGTATCCGATGACCAATCTACTGTAATCTCATATATTTCATCAACAGATTTTGTAGAATTAAATATAACGAATAAAACAACCTTGAAACAAAAAAAGTCTTTTTATTGGTTTTGGGTTGGATTATCAACGGGTATGATAACTACAATAGCAATACTTAAATTATAAATAATCTATACTTAATAGTATGAGCGATTTTATTAATACAAATGTAGACATTGAACTAATTGATATAGATTTAGCAATTAAAACCTATATAGAAAATCATATTGCTACAACATTTACAGATGGTACTAAAACTAGAGTAGATTTTAAGAACCAAGAACGTTGGGCTAAATTATTGAAAAATGATGAGGAGAAAGACCAATCGGGTGAATTATATATTCTTCCTCTAATATTATTAAACAGAGACTCATTGGAAATTGAAAAGAATCGTTTTCCACATTGGCTCCCCAATGATTTATTGCGTTATGAACTATTGAAATATAATACTCCTTCATTCGAAGATAATGAAAACGTTCAATATGTATTACCACGATTACCTGTTAAAATCACTGCTAATTATACCGTAGATATAGTATCAAATTATGTTAAACATAATGATAAGAACATAGAGCAATTCATACTTAATGAATCAAAATATTGGTCTATCGATGGGTACTATCTTCGTGTGACCTATCCGAATATTACTAATGCATCATCTGTCGCTAATATGGGTCAAGAGCGTTTAATAAGACATAGCTTTAGTCTTAATGTCGATGGATATCTATTACCAAGTGATGAAGGACAAAGCATCAATATTAAAAAATTATCAGGTGTTAAAAAGGTAGTTCATACTGAAGAAGAAATGACTTATGCTGAGTTTTCCAAAAAGTATAAAAATAAAATTTAAGTTTATTTTGATTATACTGTAATACTTCATATATTTGATTATGGACTTAACAAACTTACTCAAACAATTACAGAATACTCCCCAACGTAAGGATTATCATCCCGAAGGTGATGTATTAACCCATACTCTATTAGTATTGGGTCAAGCATTAGAAAATAATGAACCCGATGAACTATTGTACACGGCATTATTTCACGATTTTGGTAAAATTGATACTTTGAAATATAAGGAAGATGGAACTCCTACTGCATTTGGACATGAAAAAGCATCATTAAAATATGCTAAAAAATTCATACCAATTAACATCAAACGTGATGTATTGATGATGATTGAAGAACACATGCGGTATGCAATATTGGATAGAATGCGTGTAAGTAAACAAGAAGATTTACTCAGAAAATTGGGTAAACTTAATAACTACATGAAAAAATTTGTCATATATGATAATATGGTATTATTGTTTTCCCGAACAACCGAAGATGAAAGGAAACTATTGATATTTAAAGCTATTGACTATATAGAAACTTTTCATCACGGAAAAGTATACTATCAAACTGATATAAGTAAAAAATAATGAAACATATAATATTTGGTGATTTACACGGTAATATAAATTTATTTAACAAAGTTAATAAATTTATAAAATCAACTGATGACTATAAAGTAGTATTTTTAGGCGATTATGTAGATAATAGACAAGTGACTTGGGGGAATAATCATAACCCTGAGTTTGGTAGAAAAAAGCAACAAGAGTTATTAAAAACTATGATGTATGAATATGAACCCGAAAAGATGACATATCTAATCGGTAATCACGATTTACAATATATGATTAAACCACATGTGGAAAATCCATTTCAATGTTCTGGGTATAGTGCAGGTGCAGGATTTTCGTTTTATCCATATTATGAAAAAATGATGGATAAAAAGATTTTAAAATTTTATCATTCAATCGATAATCTTTTATGTACTCATGCAGGATTAGATGGGGATATATTTAAACAACTCCCTAATACTAAACATATACCATTTGAAGAAATTACTATCGATGATATTAATGAAACATTAAAACCATTAACAAATGATATGTATCTATATGTATTATCAAGTGGTAATAGAAATTCGGAAGTTAAATCGTTATTTGACATTGGATATATATCGGGTGGATATAAATCGTGTGGAGGAATTTTTTGGCTGAGACCATCAGAAATTACTGTTCCTACTGCGACAAATAAGAATATTATACAAATATTCGGGCATACTAGTAATATACATGGTCTCCCATTACATTCACCATATTATTTAAATCCTTCATTAATAATGTCTGATACTTCATTATTTATGTATCCAACTGAGTTTATTGTATATGATGATATTAAAAAAGAAATTATTTTTGAAAATTTTGAAGATTTTTTTGATTTTAATAAAAAAATACTATAATTACTAATCATGAAAACAACTACAACATTTATTTGGGATAATAACACCGATTCAACCAACCATTATGGTTTTGTGAAGGGGGTGAATATCTAATAGGTTTGGTTGAGGTATCGCAGATTATTAGTTGTAAAAGTCCAAACCCTAAAAAAATTTGGACTTTTTTATTTATAACACTTGATATTTAATAAATAACTTCATATCTTATAATCATGAAAACAAATACTACTACATACAAGAAGACAAAAGGTTTTAGAGAACAACTAAAATCTGTCGGTTATTTCGATGGGAGATTTACTCCTAAAGTTGTAGTAGACAAGAAAAAAGAAGCAAATAAAAATAAATGCAGATTATCTGTTGACTTTTAATAAAAAAACTTCTTACCTTTCTAACAGTTCATTGACGTATTTTTTTACTATTTGCAATCGAGAGTAAAACCAAAATGGTTGGTAAACTCTTGAGAAAAAGGGGGCTAATGTACCAAGGTTGGCGAAACGGTTTTGCATACCGTTTGGGAGATTTCGATTATCTCAGTCTCCACAAGCTTATGTGGTGGAATTAGACACTAAATACCTAACAAGGTATGAGAACGATTAATAGTTCGTGCAAGACTCCTAGTGAGATTCTTGCCATAAGCACTTGGAGTCTTAGCTCAATTGGTAGAGCGATGGGTTGAAGCCCCATGAGTATAGGTTCGATTCCTATAGACTTCACTAAAGTATCACTAATAAATACTGTAATGTATACATTGCTAACTCTGTGAAAAGGATTGTAGTAACGTGTTGAATTATGTATGTATCAGAATCCTTAATATATTTATTAAATACTTACATGTGTCTGTAGCAGAATTGGTAGATGCGCTAGATTGTGACTCTAGTACCTTGTGGGTTCAAGTCCCACCTGACACCCAATAATATAATTTTTATTTTTTTGGAAAACCATATAATTATATATAAAAATGGTTGACCGATGAGAAAAAGAGAAAAAAAGGAAAAAACTTGTAAATTTTGTAATAATGAAATTGTTAATAATAACATTTTTTGTAATAATAAATGTCAACAAGAATTTCAAATGAATCAACGTATTAATATGTGGTTAAATGGTAAAAATTATCTACGTGGTAATGGATTGACCATTCCTAATTGGATAAGAAAATTTTTATTAGAAGAAAATGATAATAAATGTTCATTATGTGGTTGGTCACAAATAAATGAATTTACGGGTAATATACCATTAGAGATTGACCATATAGATGGAGATGCTAAAAATAATTTGCGAGAAAATCTAAGATTATTATGTCCGAATTGTCACTCTTTAACCAAAACGTACAAAAATATAAATAATAGAAAATCTTCTAGAACAACTAGAAAATAGCTTTCAAAACATTTATTGGATGATGTTCGCTCTTGTAAAGCGAGGAAGTGGGTTCGATTCCCAATGAAAGCTCAAAAAAGGTAGCGTTTAAAAGTGTTACATCGTAGCTCAATGGTTGGGCATTTATCTTGAAAATAAACTTCAGTGGTTCAATTCCACTCGACCTCGTAAGAGGAACACACTTTTTATATTTCTCCTTTTATTTTATTATGCCCATATAGCCAAGCTTGGTTAAGGCAACTGTCTGATACGCAGTTATGCGATGGTTCAAATCCATCTATGGGTACACTTAATCAATAGCACTTAATGAGTTTCATCGTAAATTATCTACAACATAACATCTACAAACACGCTCATTTAAAATTTCTTTGATTAATTCTTTGCAGGATTACGATAATGGTTAATCTTCAAGTTTTCCACACTTGCTATAAGGGTTCGAATCCCTTATCCTGCACAAAAACAATAGCGTAATAAATCAGATACTTCGTACAAAATCATGCTTTGCTATAACGTAGGTTCAATTCCTGCCCCCCGTACTAATGTTAATATAATTAGTATTAGTACGGGGGTTGAAATGTTGGTCAACTGATTATAAATTTCTTTGTTTTTATTTGCGGTTCGTTCCCCACGGCAGTCTGTAAAACTGTTGTCAAAAACTAAGTGGGGTTGGTGGCGTAAAGTTCGAATCTTTCGAACCGCACAAAAATTATTTTATTTTATTTTTGGGGTTCAAAAATATAAAATATATTATAATTAATATCATGAATATATTTGAAAATTGTAAAACCCAAAAAGATAAAGGTAATGTTGGTGAAGCATACGCTTTAGCTTTCTTAATAAAAGAAGGATACACAGTATCTAAACCATTAAACGAAAATCAATCGTATGATTTTATTATTGAAAAAGATAATTGCTTACTAAAAGTTCAAGTCAAATCAACAAGTGTTTATAAAAATAATAATTGGATAGTAACACTTGCAACTAGCGGTGGTAATAAATATAATAATACACGAAAATATTTTGATAAAAATAAAATAGATTATATTATTATTGTAGTAAAAAGCGGTGGTATTTTTTTCTTATCTACATCTGATATTGAAAATAAAACAGCAATTAGAGTAAATGAAGAAAAATTTAAAATAAATTATTTAAATGATTATGAAAATAATAACCCATTCAAAGAAAAAAAAATAAATATTGAAATATTAAAAAAAGATAGAAAAAGAAACAGACCACCATATGAAATATTAATACAAGACACAAAATCATTAGGATTTAGTGCTACAGGTAGAAAATATGGAGTTTCAGATAATTCTATAAGAAAATGGATAAAATTCTACGAAAAACATGAACATAATGATGTTGTAGCATAATGACTAATGCACTTCGTTGTCAGCGAAGATTATGTGGGTTTGAATCCCATCAACATCGCATATATATTCCTCAATAACTCAATGGCAGAGTAATTGGCTGTTAACCAATAGGTTGTAGGTTCGAGTCCTACTTGGGGAGCAAAAAATATAATAGTGACAAAAACAGTTTCATCGTATTGAAACGAGTGGTTGTTGGTTCGAGTCCAACCATGTCCCTTATGGGGACATGTAGCTCAATGGTAGAGCGCTAAAAATTCTGTTTTGATATTTCTTTATATTTTTATATGTCGCATTGGACAAATGGTTAAGTCATTACCCTTTCAAGGTAGAGACACGAGTTCGATTCTCGTATGCGATACATCCAATGTGTTACCATTTGAACTATAGCTAAAATGGCGTTTCTGACTTACGATAAGAGTTAGCGTTTTGTACATCAACGTTATGGACTGTTCCGAAGTAGTACACGTTAATGTACTAAAAAGGTAGATGTGTAGTAAATTGCTACTCCTTGTAAATGAAAAACAGTTCATGTGGGATACTGATATGTTTTGATTATACTAAAAGTATCATTTATACTGCGGTCATATAAAGGCTAATATGCAGGTCTCCAAAACTTGTCATGGGATTTCGAAATTCCCCCGTAGTGCAAAAGTAATTTGTATTATTAAAATCGTGAACACATAGTATCGATGGTCTTCAGTGACTAGTATTTAAGAAAGCATACAGATGAAATTTCAGATTTTAGAGTGACTGAAATCACAACTCTACATGTGCCAAAAGATGCACATGGTTTCTGCATAAACACATGAGTTAATCTTTAAACCATATGCGATTGGTATATAAGCATTTTGGTGATACTTCTTTCTGACGAAGTAATCTATTCCAAGTAAATAGAATGGCTCAGATTTATACTTAGTAGATAAAATAAATAAGAATATATGTCAAAAAATATATCAAAAAAAATTTATCAATACTAATCTTAGACTCTTGGTCAATTATCACATAAATAATCTAAGATGAAAAATATACAATTAAATCAAATCGAATAAATACTACATGAAAACTCAGAATATGTGGTTCTGAGTTTTCGACTTGGGAGTATAGCTTAATGGTAAAGCGATTGGTTTACATCCAATATATCAAGTTTCGATTACTTGTACTCCTACAATAAAATATACGTCTGTAACTCAGTTGGTAGAGTAATAGTCTTTTAAACTATAAGTCATGGGTTCGAACCCCATCAGACGTACAATATTTCCTTATATTTTAATGGTAAAATATCTCCCTTCTACGGAGAAAAATCAAGGTTCGATTCCTTGTAGGAGTACAATTTTCATCATAGTTCAATGGTAGAACAACTCCCTTCTACGGAGATAAAATAAAGGCTCAAATCCTTTTGATGAAAATTTTATTTTTTTTTGGTAGCGGTATAACAGGTACTTCGTAAAACAAAAAACAAAACAATGATTAAAAATCAACTGTTTATAATTGTAGACACCGCAAAGGTATCAAATTATAAATATACATTATAAAAAAAAGCAGAGGGATGAACCTGTAAAACTGTTACACAAAATTCTCCAAAAATATTTTTTTTTCAAATAGTAAAAATACGACAATCATTTGACTTTTTAGAAATTGTTTAATATATTAAACAAATAACTCAAATATGTTGATAATATTCAACATCATTTTATAACATTATAATTCTTCCAATCAACTAATAATATCGAAAGGATAGCAAACAATGGGAAAATATAACTCACACCAAGTATCTGCTACTAAAGCAGAACCAAATGTAACTACATATGAAAACGGAAACGGTTTTGCAAAAGACCCAATCGTAGAATTAGTAGGAATTCTTGCTACAGGTGTAGATAATACATTTTATGAAACAAGTGAAACAAGAGAAGCACGAATATTATCATTAATTGATAAAATTGGTGATAAAGAATTGGTAGCCAAAGCAATTGTTTATGTACGTTCAGTCGTAGGACAACGTGCAACAACACATTTTGCATCAGCAGTATTAGCTAGATATCTTAGTGGTACCGAATTAGGAACTCATTTCTTCACTAAACGTGTTCGTGGTGAAAATCGCGGTGGAGTTGTATATCGTTTAGATGATATGATGGAAATCGCAGGTGCATATATGGCATTAAATAACGGTAAGAAATTATCAAATGCTATCAAACGTGGATTCAAATCTGTGATTGAAAATGCTGATAAATACCAATTGGCTAAATACCAATTGAAAACTTCTAGTATTTCTTTATTGAATATTGTCAAGTTAGTACACCCACGGGAAACCGAAATTCAAGGAGTAGTATCTGTACCTAAAGCTAAATTACTTAAAGCAGTCAAAGGGCATGTATTATATGAAGAACAAGCACATAAACTAACAAGAAATATTAGTGATGATGGAGAAGTAACTATCCCAACATTGTTTGCATTAACGTTAGGTTTATTAAAACAGTTCAATACTGTTGAAGATAAAAACACCAAATCGGGTCAAGATGTTTCTGCAAAAGTGGCATCAGGTGAATTAAGTGTTGAGCAAGCTAAAGTTGAATTGGATGATTTAAAGGGTGAAAATTTTGTAGAGCTAATTGATACTAAAAAAATTGGGTACTTGGCATTGTTAAGAAACTTAAACAATATCATTAAACTTGGACATAGTACATTAAAAGAAAAAGTATCTGCTTTACTAATTGAACCAGAATTTATCAAAAAATCATTAGTGTTTCCACACCAAATAGATTTGGCATTGGAGTTTCTGTTACAAGAACATAGCCCAAGTGATTTAGGTTCAATATTAACTGCATTAAATAAAGCATATGAATTATCAATACCAAATTTAGAAGATTACTTCACAGGTAAAACTGCTGTAGTATTAGATAGCTCAGGTTCTATGACAAGTTTGATTACTTTAGCAAATAAAAAACAAGGTAGTAAATCAGCAATCGAAAAAGCATCATTGGTTGCATCAACTTTAGCGAAAGCTACAAATGCAGATGTATATCATTTTGCAAACTATACTCAACCTATTAATATAAATCCTTTGGATTCTGTAAATACTATTAAAAAAGTAATTGCATCAAAACAAGGGTCTGTTGGTTATGGTACTGCGTTTGATACTATCTTTCCATCATTAAAAGGACGATATGATAGAGTATTTATCATTAGTGATATGCAAGGTAAAGATTCGGTAATAAATTCTTTTAAAGAATATGAAAAACTGAATGGTAATACCTATGTTTATAGTATAAATGTTTGTGGTTATCCAACAGAAATGTTTAATAGTAAACACCCACGTGTGTTTTCTCTCGAAGGATATACACAAGATATCTATGAACTGATTAAAAAAGTTGAGTTTGACCCAAAAGCAGTACTCAACGATATTAAAGCGATTGTTATTTAAAAAATGACATTTGTGTATAATTATAAAACATCGGGGATAAAATTTTATTCCCGATACATGCCGTAGAATGCGAGAGGTGAGCATAATGTCTCATAAACATTAGGTTGCAGGTTCGAATCCTGCTTACGGTACAACGTTCACATAATTACAGTGTTCATTTTACGTGAACAAATGAAATAAATGAACATAACATATTGAAAAGCATAAATGTGACAAAACGTAAATTATTATATGAAAATAAAGAAGAAATTCAAGACTATATTGATATAATATCAATGAATCCTGAAAAACCTTCATATCAGAAATATAAGAAAATACTAAATGATAAATTCGGAATAGATTATGATAAGAAATATGGAAAACAAGATGTTGATTTAATAAATAATGCATCTTTAAAAGACATAAAGTCAAAAAAAGATTTCTTGAATTTTGAAAATTATCGAGAATATGCAAAAACAATATACAGATTAAGAGATTTGGGTTCTAATGAGCCTAAACACATTGATAAAGAAATAAAGTTTAATATAGTTGAATTAATAGCAAGTAAATTAGATTTTAAAGTATCAGTCAGGGAATATAATGGTCATGGAAATTATGCTCAAGTTAGTCTTGATAAATTAGAAGTACCATCCGTGGTTAATATTAATGTATTGATACATGAATTAGGTCATATATATCATTATAAATATTATAAGGAAGGTATAGCATCGACCATAACTTACGCAAGTTCTTCTTATGGTATTCAACACACCAGTGAAGTATTTGCAGAAAATTTTATGCATTTTTTTACTGCACCACAATGGTTAAAATCTAATTTACCCGAAGTATATAATGATTTAAATATAAAAATTAAACCAATATGGAAAAAAATAATAAATGCATTAATAAATATGTAAAAACGTTGGATTGACCGAGTGGTTAGGTAGATGTCTGCAAAACATCTTAGAACAGTTCAATTCTGTTATCCAACTCTTTGCGGTGAAGAAGGTGTGGTTTTCCTCATAAGTCTCATAAACTTATCTGTTTCAGAGCGTGGGTTCGACTCCCACCACCGCCACAAATATATTGCATGGTACACCAGTGGTCTACGTGGCGAGTCTCATAAACTCGAATTCGGGGGTTCGAATCCCCCATGCATCACTATGTTCCTATAGCTCAATGGTGAGAGCAACTGACTCATAATCAGTAGGTTACAGGTTCAAGTCCTGTTAGGAACACACTAAAGATTATTTCGACAGACGAAATAATCTTTTTTTATTTGTATATTATTTGTATATTCAACTATAATTACAATTATAACATAAAAATCCACTGATGGTAACTAATGTAAAGAACTTAACCACTTCAACCGAAATGGTCAATAAATGTTTGGTTCTTAATTCCGCATATATGCCTATGCAAATCATACGAACAGAACGTGCCTTTGCTATTTGGTATAAAGGTAATGCACGTATAGTATATGAACATGATGTGTTTTTTAAAACAATCAATCCCAATTTACAATACAAAAAACCCTCAATTATATTAATCGATAAATGGGTTAATGTTCATAACAAAGCGGTTCCATTAAATCGTGATAACATTTTGAAACGTGATAACCATGCGTGTGTTTATTGTGGGTTCGATAAAAATAGAAAAGAATTAACATTAGACCATGTTATACCAAAAGCGAGGGGTGGAAAAGATTCATGGGACAATTTAGTTACTGCATGTAAAAAATGCAATAATGAGAAAGATTGTTTGACTGATGAAGAATGGGGTAGACCTATTCCACAACCTTATAGACCACATTGGTTAATGTTAATGAAATCTTATTCGGGGGAGATACCTGATGAATGGAAGACGTATCTATTCTTTTAAACGTATTACTATATGTATTCATTCGTGATTCGCGAATTAAAAATTTTAATCTTATCTTCAATAGAATTAGTAATATAATTAAAGGTTCATGTAGGACAAATAACAATTTAACATAGTTTTCTATGATAAGTTATACTCTACCGATGGTTTGTTGGTAGATATAAAGAACGATGGTGGAGAAGTAAAATATATTTGACAATAGTAAAAATTTTTAGTACATTTTATTTAATTAAATTTTTAATCTTTCAATAATAATTATGACAACCCCGAATATCGAATTAATTTTACATGCCATTCATCAATATGCACCCGAAGTAATTGCTGTTGGTGGTTGTGTAAGGGATATGTTACTCAATCGTGAAGCACATGATATCGATGTAGCATCAGCATATACACCATTGGAAATTAAAGATTTATTACCTTTTTCATCATATGATACTGGTATAGAGCATGGAACGGTCACATTTATAATTCACGGGGTTCATGTAGAACATACTACATTTAGAAAAGATGTGGGTACTGATGGTAGACGTGCAACAGTAGAATTCACCAATTCATTTTATGAAGATGCTCAACGTAGAGATTTTACAATAAATGCGATGGGTTTTGATGGAACAAAAATATTAGATTGGTTTGATGGACAATCAGATTTGGAAAATAATATTTTAAAAACTGTTGGTAATCCGTATCACAGATTTGAAGAAGATTATTTACGGGTGATTAGAGCCTTTAGATTCTATGTTAAATATGGTTTGACATTTGATGCAAGTACTAAATTGGCAATTGAAAAAATTCTTGATACTGTTAAATTGGATAAAGTATTATCAATGGAAAGAATCTTGGATGAATTTGCTAAATGTATTACTACATTTAATTTCATCCCAAAAGTATTATTATATAATGTAGGTTTCATCGATGACGTATCGTTGGGAATTGATGAAGTTCAAGAGTGTATTGACCATGATGTTGATGCTTCATTTGCGTTTTTATTTAGTATGTTTGATGATTCATTCATTGATTCATTACCAATCAAAAAAGAAGTTGCTCAAGTATCTAAATTTTATGGTAACTATATTATGATTGATAGTTATGTAGATGATATAAACGAGTCAAAATTATTTATTTGGAAAAATAGACGAGTTGTTATGAACAATGTTAACATGTTATGTAAATTGGATGAATCTTTCGTAAGTATTGTACAATTGTTGTACAAAGCATTAGGAGTTGATTATCCTAAAACATTAGTAGGTGCTGAAATTGGAAATTTTCAACGTGATACATTTCTATCGTTAATGGATAAATTAACTTTATAAATATCGATTGGGTTTGTATATAGTTCAAATTGATATTCTATATCTTTAATCAAGTCTATAGGATTTTCGGATTTATATACAAACCCTTTTTGAATTAGTTTACCTGCTCTATATGCTAAAATCATAGGACTATTAGATTCAATTGGTTTTAAAATTAATTTTCTATTCGTATTTGCATATATAGTCGAGTCCAAACAAAACAAATCATAATTGGAATCAAATAATATAGCATTATTTGAAAAATCGGAATTTGATATAAATTCCGTTGGTGTTTTAAAATTGGATGCAATATCATACATTGTTTTTGGTAAACCCATTTTTGACTTGTAACGAGTTACCCAAGCTGATTCATATGAAATATCATGTGTTTTGGATAGGTACTTAATAACACGATTTTTATCATTACTGTCGGCAATATTAATATCAATATCAACTGGTTTAAACCCAGATATTAAATCTCGTATAAACCCACCATAAATATAAAAATAATTATTACAATAAGGTTTGAATGAATTAATTAAATTAATCAATTGAGTTCGACATTTTAGTAACATAGCTAATGATTGTGAATCAATCTGTTGTTCGATTAGTATCATGATAATAATTTGTATTCTATAAAATAAATATATAAGTAATTATATATAATTATAATTTTAACCATTTAAAATAAAATAACTATGAAAAAAATAATTGACGTACATAATCAATTTAGTACATACACAAATTTAATATATGGATTAATAGGCATCATATGTGCCGTTTTACACGGTTGGAGTGGTTTTATACTTGCTTGCACCTTAGTATATTTAATGATAGGTAGTGGTATATATCATTATTATGAAAGACATGAATATGTATTAGCAGATTGGAGTGCGATGTACTTCACGTTTTCGGCATTTATATTTACATTTTTATATCAATTCGGAATATTTCATCCGAGTATCTTAATTAATAGTTTGGTATTAGGTTTATTATTGACTGTTATGCATAATAGATTAGATAAAAAAAAATTATTTGATATAGAATTAACATATTATATTGTAGGTTTATTATATTCATCGACATTAATACTATCATTTTTTATATTACCATTTGTAACATGGGTGATTAGTGGTATATGTTTTCTAATTGCTTTTTATATACGGCAAATAGGGCAAACTAAATATTATAAAAATACCGATGAAGGATATAAGTCACATGATAGATTACATAGTGCATGGCATATACTAACTGGAATTGGAATGTTTTTTTATTTATTATACTAAAAAAGTTTGGTTTAATTATTTTTTTGTGTATCTTTAATCAGAATCGGAAACTTAATAAATAACGATATGCTTACTTCTCAAAACAATTTCAATGCTGTAACAAAATTTAGTAAAGATACTAACGTGGATGCAATACGATTTATGTTTAGAGAATCTAAGCATATTGTTAAACATTGGAAAACTACTACAGTTTCAAATATAGATAATGTCGGTTTTACATTTGATATTAATACTGAAACATTTAGTGGATTAGCTATAATTCATAAAAAAGGAGATTTATATCAAATAGACCTTAGAAAAAAAACAGGGTCTAAACTCCTTGTAATTAAAAATGTTGAACTATTAGACTTAGTTCATGTGATTGATATTTGTGCAACCATTACATCAAAAAGGAATTGAACGAAATTAAACAACAGATAAAAAACAATGTGGAATGGGATAGTAAGCGACCCAAAGTAACAGGAGGACAACAATGTGGAATGCCTTCGTATCCAGTAATCTTAAAAAGTGAAGAACTTGATTTAGAGATAATAGTAGGATACCACGTGAGCCAATTAAAAAACAAAGAGCTTGCCTTCACATTGTTTGAATTAGCACTTGATGACCTTGTTAGATAGTATTGGTGATAACGTTTTGCAGCTATGCGAAGGCAGGGTTTAAAAAGCACTTACCTGTCGGCTCGCACAAAATTAATTAAGTGCTTCAAACTTTCGGCTACCACATAACCCCTGCTTTTGCATAGGTGCTGTTATAAGCCGTTTTATTTTAAAATTATGACACAAGAAGAATTGATTACTAAACAACAAATTGAGATTGAAGATTTAAAAGCATGTTTAAAAGAAAACACAATCATTAAAAGAGAAATAAATGGTATGTGTTTTGCCATAGGCGCACCACTTAACGACAATATCTTGCAAATGAATAAAGACCAATTAAAATGGTGCTTTCAAATTGCTGAATTAGGTGAGCAGATAAATGGCTTATAACTTGTTAATATAAGAAGCTAATGTGTAATATTTATGATTAACCAATTACACCCCAAAGGTTTAAAGTTACACATAAGATGTAGGTTTAAACACTTAGAATATATTGTATGTGATTACGATGGTGTGTTTTATCAAATAGCACATTGCCATGAACGCACTCGCCCATTCAGAAAACTGACCAAGATTAAATGTGGTGGAAGCGTTGGATATAGAATTAATAGAGAATTTTACACATTGACTTTTTTAAGAAAAAAACATTATATTAGTAAATGAATGGATTACTATATATGAACATATAGATATGCCATTTTAAATAACAAAAGGAAACAAAAAAATGTATAAATGTGTTTACACTTACAAAATTATAACAACAAATAAATCGATACGATATGGTGCATTGTTGTTCGATTTTAATACAGTTGAATATGATATCATATCGGCAACTAATAATGGTATTAAAGATAGTAGACTCGAACAAGTAAAACTATGTATTATCAAAACAGTACCCAAATTTACTAATACCAAAATCGAGTTCGAATTAGAATTAATTGGAGTACGTTTATTTGATAAAGTCACGGAGACTACTAATGAATAATTTTAATATTGCAATACGAGGAAAATTAGGTTCGGGTAAAGATACAACATATGATATGTTAAATTTTTTAATTTCATCATCAGGGTATTTGAATATAAGTACATATGGACATTATTTAAATTTAAAAGATAGCATTCGTTATGGGACTAACAATATTAAATTTGCAGATGCTATTAAAGATACGATATGTTCTTGGTTAGGATGTACTAGAGCCAAATTAGAAGATAGAGAATTTAAGAATACGCATTTGGGTAAAGAATGGTGGATTTTTGAAACTTTCGATAATGCAAATAAAAGACAAATTTTTTCATACATGAAACACAAAGATTTATTTGATGAAAGGGCGTTAGTTAAATTAACTCCTAGGTTACTATTGCAATTACTAGGAACAGAAGCTGGGAGAAATATTTTACACCCCGATATTTGGGTAAATATAGCATTTAATAAATTAAAATTAGATGAAAATAACATAATTACTGACTTACGTTTCATCAATGAATATGAACGATGTGCAACTAATAATTTCACATTTATTTTTTTACACAGACATTTGGGTTTACGATTAAATTTACAACCAGAAATTTTTGGTGTAAAATCTATTATTGATGTTCCTGAACCTGAAATAATGAGATATTTATCACAACAACAACCAGAAATAATTTCAGTAATTACACACGAAAGTGAAACCGCATTGGATTATTATACATCACCTGATGCACTGAATCATTCACTATTTGATATAACAAATAATGGACTTCGAGAAGATTTATTTAACAATTTAAAATCAATAATATTATGACAAAAGCAGAATTAGTACAACAAATAAAAGATGGATACAAACATGTATCAATTTTAAATTATAAAAAAGAAGCCGATGGTAAAAAGATATTGTCAAGTGGAACATACAATATAGAATTATCATTGGATTGGGACTATGAAGAACTGATTAAAGAAAGTTTAGCTAAGTTAAAAGGAATCAATCGAGATTTACGTTTAGCAACTGCAAAAAGATTAAACGAATCTAAAGTTTTAAAAGAAGGTACCACATCTGATGAAATATTTACTATCATTAAAGATTTGATTACTAATTATGAATCAAAATTAGTATCATTCGATAGTGTCAAACATGAGAAAGCAAGAGAAGAATCCCCTTTCAAAGTGTTAACACATGGTCTTGAAGAAAAAGATGAGTTTTTATACTTCTCGGGTATCGAATTAGAAAATAAAACTATTGTAGAAGCAAAATATAAACCTGTTAATTCAAAAGATAAGACTATCATAAAAAATAAGATAGAAGACCTTTTACCAATTTCTAAATTTAAAAAATTTAAAGTACCAATTGATAAATTGAATTCTGTAACACTAACTAAGTAATAATGAAATATTCATCTGATTTTTTAAAAAAAAATATTATTCCTTTACTACCGATTAAAAATACTAATGCTTTTAAACATTTGACAAGCATTAGTATGACATTAACGGAGATTCAAAAGGAAAAATATCTATTCAATGCAAATAGTTTTTGGAATACTTTTTATAAAACTAAAACGATAATGAATATTTGTCCTACAGTATTAACCAAAGGTTCGATATTAATACGCCCATACGTAGTAGATGATTTAAAAATTATTACACATATAAATACAAATGATTTTTTAGTGATTCAAGAAGAAACCAATGATGTCTTAATTACACATTTATTGGTAAAAAAAACTAATACTACATACACATTAACTTTATTGTTTAATTTTAAATCGTATCTTGATTATTTTATTCATAAATATTATATTAATATATTTAAAATTGATAGAATATAACTATGTATAAATTGAACAACGACAAAATTACTATTAATGTAGATTTAGATGATGTTTTAAATTCATTAAGTTCGCATTGGAAACGTCTTCATTATTTAGAAACGGGTGAAATTATTAAATTTAAAACTTGGGATGCACATAAGCATTCAATTTATGGTCATAAAATTTTTAAATATTTTGATTATGATGGATTTTTTTATGATGTTCCAATAAAAAAAGGTGCAACAGAGTTGATAACATATTTAATTAATTCAAATGATATATTTGATTTTCAAATATTATCTAGTTGTTCGGGAACAAAAAAAGAAAAATATAAATCTATTTATAAACAAAAATACGAATGGTTAAAATTTCATTTTAATGAAGATATTGCAAATCGTTTAAATCTGATTAGTGATAGTAAAGGATTATATAAGGCAAATATTATTATTGATGATTATCAGAAAAATTTAATCGAATCTGTATATTCAACTACTAAAATTTTAATACGTGCTGAACATAACAAAAATTATTCACCCATGTTATTAAAAAAACAATATAATTTGGATGCATTAGTTTGTGAACATACAAATGATGTTATTCCAATTCTATCTGAAATAGAAGAATCGACATATAATATAAATCGATTTATCAATTTTTCGAAATAACTAATAATTAATAATATGTTAAAAGACCTATTATTAGAAGCGGTAAATGTTAGAGTAACATATAGAAATGTGAAATTACTATATGGGAAATATGTAGAAGTTGAATCTTCTAATATCCACTCGTTGTTATATTTACCAACAGAAAAATTATTACGAATTAGATTCAAAGGTGATAATAAAACCAAGGGTGAAAGAGCTACATTCGGTTCTGAATACCAATATTTTAGAATACCCATTCGAGTATTCATTACATTATTAAATGCACCATCACATGGTTCTCAATTTTGGCAAACGCTAAGAAATACAGATATTAAATTTAAATATAAGTATACAAGATTAGCAGATTGGTCTGATGAAGAAGAGGAAGATGAAGATTTATTTGATGAAGAAGATGAAGATGAAGAATTAATTTAAACACTTAACAATTAACAATAAAGGCTTAACATGCTAACACCTAATCAATATATGCGCTTATTTACAAGCGGAAAAACAGAAGAAGAACTTAAAGATGTAGATTTAGTTGCTCTACGTCAAAAATATATTATGCAATCAGATAAAATGAAAAAAAAGTTGGATAGAGTATATATTAAAAGTAAAAATTCAGTAACTTTTGATGAATGGATGGGTATCATTACTTATAATATTTCCGAAGGTCTAAAAAGACATGCTGAAGTATCAAGTAAAGATAAAATAATCCGTGTAGAATGGAATGAACACTCTTTGAATAAGTTTAAACTGAAAAGTAATAGACGCAAACACCAACGAAATAGTAGATAAAACAACATGGCAGATAAAACACAAAAACCATTAGAATCTCCAAAATCAACCAGTCCTATCGATACATTACAAGATGGGACAATTTATATTGATGCAGGAAATAATACAACGAATATGACCAATCTCGGTAAACAAAATTCTAAAGAATTTGTCCCACATATTGGTGTTATTAAATCCGAAATGCTTACTGTGTTTTATACTTATAAAATTAAAAAAGATGAACTACCACCTAAATATAAATCAACAAATGAATTTGCTAACAATATGAAAGCACAATCATTGAATAATGAATACATTAGGAATTGGGTAGATTTATCAGCTACTGAAATGAAGAAATTCTTAACTAAAAATGGAGTTTTAGAAGAAGATGTAGTAGCAGTTGGTATTAATAATGATACTGATATTTACAACAGATTCTTCTTAAAACTAACTAATGGTGTATCCGCTCGATATGATAATATCTTTACTAAAGAGAATGTTGTTGATGGTAGTGACTTATCATTAATGAAAAATACACCATCTGATGTTAAAGATATGCTAAATAAAAAAATACAAACATTAAATCGTGAAGACCGAGATTATAGTTTTGCAGATATGAATATACCTGCTAAACAACAATCATTTTTAAACGGTTTATTAACGATAGATGAAAAACAAATATCTAAAATAAAAAATAAAAAAGTTGTTATTGTTGTTGACTTTTTCGAAAAAGCTCAGTATATTAAGAATGTTGTATTTCAATTAGAAAAATATGGTGCAGATGTTTTATCTGCTATTGCAATCGCACGTATTTTTAATTTATATTAAACTTTTATAAACACTTAAAAACTTACACATGAAATTACTAGACCTAGATTCTATCAACGAAGATTCTATCAACGAAGATGTATCCGAAAACCAAATTCCTCTCGTCATTTCGGACGATGATACAGATACAGATACAGATATAGATACAGTTGAAGAATCTTCCATTACCCAACCATCCTCAAAACTTGCTCCTATTCCTAAAATGAAGCAAGAGTTTAATGACATCAGACAGATTGTTGTTGCAACGTTAATGCGTAAAGCATCACTGTTAGGATATCAACCTACACAAGAAAATGCACATTTGTTAAATCAAATTGTAGATTCTGCATTGGCATCGCATATGGAATTTTACATTTTAGAAAAATTAGGAATCACTACTCTTAAAGATGTATTTGATGAAAAATTCTTAGAACAATTAATCGAAGCAATACAAATTGCACCTGCTATTCAAAAATAAAACACAATCCCCTAAATTACAAAAAAACTATGATTAAATCAGCAAAATTTGAAATTACATGGACTGCAAAAGGTCTTTTAAAAGTAAAAGATACTATTAAAACAGTTGACTCTGCCAATATCGAAACTACAACATCAATCCCCGATTCCTTTGATTTTGTAAATGCGGAAGAAGATGCTGTTAAAGCAACTAAAAAAGCTTTAGTAGAAAGGTTTAAATCCTTTCTAAATCGTGAGTTTGAAGAAGACTTGCTTGATGTGGATAGAGACGATTACATTGACATCCAAAAAGATTTTTAATTTTTTTTAAGAAAAAATTGATTTAAATAAAAAAATACTATAATTACTATTCATGGAAAACAAAACATACATATTATCATCTTTAAGTCTACGTAGACATTCACAACCGTTGTTGTGCTGAGAGAGATATGTGTATACTTTAAATAGATTTTAAGTCATGTATCTCGAAAAGGTGCATGACTTTTTTTGTTCCTTGATTTATTTAAATAACAATTGATTTTATAATAAATAGTGTAGTAGGATAATTCGGTTATTCCGCCTGTTTTGGGAACAGGAGACTGGGGGTTCAAATCCCCCCTACGCTACATACAAATACATTGCTCGATATTCTAATTGGCAGGAAACATAACTTTGAATTATGGTGTACAAGTTCGAATCTTGTTCGGGCAACATTGAAAACATAACACAAACACAAATACATATGAAAAATAACACATCACCTAAAATGAAAGAATTTATAAGTAAAGTCCAAACATTATGTTGGGAATATTGTGTTGAAATTCATTCACACCCAGAAGGTTGGAATGGTAAAACGGATGAAAATGGTGAATTCATAAATAGAATTTATCTAATCGGTGAAGATGAAACTGTTCGTCTTAACATGTTAGATGGCGATGGTATTTAATAAGGAAGATTGGCAGAGTGGATTATTGCGTTAGTCCTGAAAACTAAAGGGCATCTTGTCCCGTGGGTTCAAATCCCACATCTTCCTCAAAAAGTTCGTTGATATATTGACATTAGAATAAAACATATGTATATTAAAACATATTCAGTATCTTATGGAAAGCTTATCATCATGTCGTGAGATTCGTGATAAGCGCTTTAATGCTCTTGTAGGCTAAATGGTAACGCCAACAGACTTAAAATTTGTTGAATGACAGTTCGAATCTGTCCAAGAGTACACTTGCATCATTAGACCAATCGGTAGGAGTCACAAGTCTTAGAAACTTGGTAGTATCAGTTCGAATCTGATATGATGTACAAATTATCACTTTTGGAATACTATGCCATATATAACAGTCGATGAATATAAAGAATTTCTTGCATATAAAAGTAAGAAACAACATGATGTGGATTTTGAATTTATTGATGTTTTTCACGATATAGAATCAGATGAATTATTTAATAGATACAAACATAATTCATCGGGTCATATTGTCAGTGTTAATATCAAACTTGATAAAAAATATGTTGAACAATATCTAAATGAATATAATTTATCATTATTAAAATAAGACTCGATTGGACGAGGAATGGTGATAAAAACATAGGTATGAAAGTTTCCAATGACTTTCTGTTTTTAATTGGAAAGTAAAACAAGTAGGTGCTTGTAACTGTTTGCTAAACAGATTGTGGTGTCAAAGCCATCCATTTCAACTATGGTGCTTTCCGCTCGATTATATTCCTATATCATTAGGAATAAGTAACATCATGTCGTGATGATATTATGTTACTGCTTTTTATGCTCAGTTCGTACAATGGATAGTACAAGGGACTTCTAAGCCTTTAATATTGGTTCGATTCCAATACTGAGTACAGTTAAACATATCTTATTATGACTTGGAGTAGCTTGCCAAGACTTTAATAGTGCTGACCGTAAGAGCATCGCCTACTGCGCAAATATAGGAAGGTGCACTCGGAGGAAATCTATAAGTCGTAGGCGTTAAATACGCAACGAAATAAGAAGAAAGTACAGAACCTTGATATTAATCATTGATAGGTAAAGCAGTAATTTGATATGTTTCTTTTTTAATCAACTAATAATTCACTATATGAAAACAATATTTAACATAGAAAATCCATTAATACAATCAGTACAAACACAGCATAATAATACTACACTTGCTGTTGATAATAAATATATGTACAACAAACATGAATATACTGCATTGATAATGTTAACACATGGAATTAATAAAGATACTTTTTACAAATTAGTAAAACAATTAGATGCAGATACAAAATAATTAATATGCCCATGTATCACCTCACGCTACGAACGTGTCGAAAGTGTAATGGATACATACAAGATTCGAATCTTGTCGTGGGTACATTTTTTAAAATTTTAATAAAAAGGGTTGACTTTTGATGTTTTTGTTTGTATATTAGTGATGTAGTAAGTAACCAAACACACAAAGGATTAAAAATATGAAAGCCGTTTCTCTTGACAAAATAGAAGTTAAAAAACAAAAAGTAAACTTATCAATATCATTATCAAATGATAGAGGTATTGGAAGTGAACATTCAAATTTCAGAACACTGCTATCAATTGCATTGTTATCAGGTGCAAGTCCAAATTGTGTTAAACAAACACAAAATAAAATGACACCATCAAGACAAATTGATTACAACAAGGTACAGCAGTTACAACTTAAAATGGAAGAACTTTTATGGGAAATGGAAAGAGAATTAAACATTGTTGAAAAGAATTCCGATGGAAGTCCAATTGAAACTAAAACTATTACATTTAGATAATTTATCAAATGTCATAGTTTTAGACTCGATTGGACGAGGAATGGTGATAAAAACATATGCCCACGTATCACCTCACGCTACGAACGTGTCGAAAGTGTAATGGATACATACAAGATTCGAATCTTGTCGTGGGTACATTTTTTAAAATTTCGTATTGACATTTATTGTCTGTTTAAGTATATTAACTAAAACTAAACAAATAACTTTTAAAATTTAAAACATGTCAAGTGCTGTAAAATTAGTAAAATTAAACATAACATCATGGGTGGGTACAGTCATCTTAATGTCACCAAATAATATTTAATATCATGAAAAATAAATTTAAATTAACACATGTAATTCTTTATGCTAAAGGTTGGTATAAAAAAACTGATGATGTTTGGGAAGATTTAAAACAAATTTTAAAATTAGATGATTATGACCCACATAATTATGTTGATGTATATGTAATAATTTTAAATGCAACATATGAATCCGAATTATATAGATGGACTGATTTAAAAGAAGTACTGATTGGTATTCATCCAACGGAGTGTTGGAAATATGGATATTATACTAAACATTGTAAATGGTCATTTGGTAAACAAGTTGAGGAATTACCCGAATACGATATGCCTACTGCATTTATTTACTATGTATTAAGAAATCTTAGAAATATACCAACGCAAGAATGGAATCCTGAGATGCCTAAAGTATCTAGATATCCAAAGAACCCCGAAATTTCAATACGACAACTATATGATATGTTTGTTATGCATACGGAACAGAAATGAAACAACTTAAACGATTTAATCTCAATATATATCCTGAGTGGGACACGTATGCAAATAAAACAATACATGATATTAGAAAAGATTTAGATGATGCAGAACTAATGGGTGCTACCCATACATCTTTGTATACTAGGTCGGATGGTAGAATAATTGTTCAGTTTTATTCAGAAAGATATGAAACGGATGACGAATATACACTTCGTCTTAAAGAAGAACATACAAAACTAGAAAAAGACAAAGAACGAGAATTAAAACTATTAGCAGAATTACAAAAAAAATATTCATAAAATATGTCAAAACATGAAACACACAATTGGAAAGATGAGTGGCTCAATATGCCTGAATATATAAATGAAAAACCAAACGACCCCGAAGTCACAGTAACTTTTAAATTTAAAAATAAAGATGATTATGATTCGTTCATGGCAATTGTAAAAGAACAATTGTATAATGGAAAAAGAGTTATCGATGGAAAACAAGTTAAAAATAATTATACTACTTGGTATCCATTAGACCCACGACCATCTGAATTCGTATACATATCTGAAGATGAAGAATAAATATCCAATTTATATACCAACTAAAGGTAGATTTAATTCTAGAAAAACTGTAAATGCATTATTAGAAATGAATGCAGATTTTAGAGTAGTAATTGAACCACAAGAATATGAGTTATATAAAACCGTATTAAGTGATAATCAAATATTGGTTTTGCCTTATTCAAAACCGAATGAATCAAGCCAATTAGTAACTACAAGGAATTGGATTAAAGAACATTCAATATCAGAAGGTCATAAAAGACATTGGCAATTTGATGATAATGTTAAAGCTTTTTATAGATTAAATAACAATAAAAGGAATAAAGTATTAACACATGTGATATTTAGATGCGTAGAAGATTTTGTTGATAGATATACTAATGTTTCTATGGCAGGGTTGAACTATATGAATTATGCTATACCTGATGGTAGACCACCATATATTTTAAACAGTAGAGTATATTCTATGAGTTTAGTAAACAATGAACTCCCTTATAAATGGAGAGGTATTTTCAATGATGATACTGATATTTGTTTACGTATGCTTAAAGATGGATATTGTACGGTAAACTTTAATGCATTCTCAGGTGATAAAGATGCAACAATGACTACAAGTGGTGGTAATACTCCCATATATGAAGCTGATGAGCATAGAAGTGAATTCGTAGACTCTTTAGTGTCTCAACACCCCGATGTCGTTAAAAAGGTTTGGAGATATGATAGATGGCATCATGAAGTAAATTATAAACCTTTTAAAAATAATAAATTGATTCGTATCGATGGTTTAGAATTATCAGATGAAATTGATAATTATGGTATGAAATTAATCCCAACTAATAAATGAAAAACCAAATTTAAATTAAGAAAATATGACTGCATCAAATAAAACTGTAGAACATATGGAAACTAAAATAGAAATATTCACATTAGATAAATTATTTAATCTATATTTTATTTATGTACCTAAAGGTTATAAAACTAAATCTATAACGATGGAACAACATAAATCTCGCCAATTGGGTAGGTTAAAATCGTTTAATAGAATTAAATTACTTGAACACTGGAAAAAACAACATGGAGATTTGGTTAAATTTTTTACATCAGCTTTGGAAAATAGGGGTTGTGATTTTGATAAATATCCAAATCCCATTGCGTTTTTAACTATGTATATCGATGACAATGATATGGTAGGCTAATTATGATATGATAAAATAATTAAATTAAACTATTGACATTACTTTAAAGAGTGTATATTATGAATGTAATCAACACTAACCCATTGGAGTTTCTTATGACATCAGTATCAGTTTTATATACCAACAACACGTGTAGCACTAGATTTTTTAGTATCACAGACAAATTTATAGATTTGAATACTAAAGAGGATATCAGTCCTCAACTATCACATTATGCAGTAGTTACTACTGATTTGAAATTTGACGATACTATTGAGAACATTATTAATCAAATAATTAAATCACATAACATTGGGTCATATCCATCGGTTATCTCTGATAAAATTAAAAGTGGTGAGATAAATGCGACTCATTCATCTATATCAAGTGGTGATGTAGTTAAGATTGATGGATGTTACTACCTTATCAAAAATTTTGGTTATGAACTTTTACCTTTAGAATTTTCGGAGAACTAATCATGATAGACTTTATATATTTTTGCATCGGTTTTTGTTTTATATTATTCCTATTATATAATAGGAATAATATTCAATATCCAAACTTAGTTAAACACAAACTCCCGATTGATTATTTAACATATATTGCACCATATCATCATAGACCAAATTTGAGATTTATTAGGAATAAAAAATAAACGGAGTAGTTAGAAATAATAAAATTAAAAAATTCATAAAACTCCTAGAAAATCTATTTCTAATAGAAATTCCAAATTTAACTTTAACAGATTTGAAAGAAATAAATGAAAATATTTTTAGACTTTGATGGTACAGTAGTATCACATAGGTATCCTGTAATTGGAATTCCTGTTGAACATGCAATACGTGTTTTAAAACGGTTGCAAGATAAAAAAGTGGATATATATCTAAACACCATGCGTTCACAATTGAGTACACATTCATTATTTGATGCGGTAAATTATTTATCTACTAATAATATTCATGTATTTCATATATGTGATTATAAATTGACTCCAACGCCGCCGACAGAAACAGAATTTTTTATAGATGATTTACCTTCTGCGGTTTGTCCAATGATTCAGAATGTACATTTGGAATACGTAGTGGATTGGTTAAAAGTTGAACAAGAATTAGAACATAGGAATATATTATGAAAAAAGAAAAATTAGTAATTACATCCGATGAACCAATGGAAACAGTTGATATAAAAAATATTACTGTATTTAAAGAATCAATCTATAAAAGATTGAGGGAAAAATTTGAGGATTGGTTATTCAAAAAATATCCAAAATTTTATTCTAATGTTTATATATCAGTTATATATTTACCTTTTGATGAATTAGATAAATTAAAAAATATCTATGCTTCATTCAAGGTGTGGAGAAACATGATTAAAAGTGGTAAAATTCCATATACATTCAATGGTGACGATTGGACATATTATGTTCATGCACATTTAACTGAAACGTTAAAGTGGATGGGTAAAAATACATTCAAAGCTGAAAAAACTATTCCAAATATCAAACGTGTAATAGAAATTATAGAAAATATCTATAATGGAGATTACTTAGAACGAAGTGGTCATGTTCAAGAGGATTACGAGTGGGTAGAAATGATATTGGAAAATCGTAAAGTTGAAGTAATGCAATCATTAGCTTCGGAAGAAGTACAAGAACATAATAGACAAGTATTCGATAAAGCATGTAAATTGGAACAAGATGAATGGAATGAACTTAAATGTTTATTATTTGGCGATGATACCATATCCGATTCAGATTGTAGAAATTGGTGGGATTAATAACATGTCATTACCCAACATGGAATATATAAGAGTATAACTTATCATAGAAATCTATGGTAAATTTTTATAATGGAACAAAAAAATTAATTAAAACTTATTTGTTTGATTATTGGGTGTACTCCTACACCCTCTATTCCATCGTTTTTAAAGACATTTGGAATTGCTTTTCTTATTATATTATAACTTCCATTCACATCAGCATTTATCTGTTTTCCTGTTATTTTTGATTTATATAATCCACGATATTTTCTATATCCTGAGAAATTATAAGTTTCCTTATTTTTTGAATTATAAGTAGGAATTTCATCTAAATCTAAGAATGATGCTTTTGATGTATAACTTTCTTCATTTATTTTGAAGTTTAAACCCTCTTTTTCGCATTTATATTGTATCATTTCTATAAATCTACTATGAGGAATGGAAACAAATTTTTGATTATTAACTTTACCGATGTTAATATTTTGTTTCCATTGTTCGTTTTTTCCAACGATTATTGTATTTATGTTATTGTTTTTTGCTAATTTAACAATTTCTTTGCTTGCTTTATGTAAATAAGTTTCCACTTTAAAATGTCTTTTATTAGTTAACTTATAAAGTTTTTTACTTTTACTTTTTTTATTTCTTACTTCTAATGTCGATTTTATCTTTGATAACTTTTTATTATAAAATTGGTTTATCGACTTTAATGGTTTGCCATTGATTATTATTGGTTTAAAACTTTTTTCATTTGATGATAATGTAGCTAAGTTATTTATTCCCAAATCTATTCCTAAATAGTTGTTATTATCTTCCAATAAAGGAGTATCGGGGATAGTATAAATAACTTCAATAACAAAATATCCAAGTTTAGGTACAATTCTAACACAATCTATATCAGTAAATTGTTTAATTTTTGTATTTAATTCGATATTTGTATTAGATAGTTTAATCTTTTTGTATTTATTGAAAGAAATTTTGGAAATAGCTTGATTCGTGTATGAAGCGACAAATCTACCATCTAATTTGTTTAAATAATAAGGTAATTTGGGTTTCCCTTTAAATTTTTCTGGTGTTTTGTAAAACGCAGAAGTAGCTTTAAAATAAGATTTAAAATTCTTTTGAACCATTAGAATAACACTCGAAGATACTTTAGCAGGAAGTTCTTTATATGCTTCATGGTTTTTAATTAAATGATGCAAATCGAATGAAACATTGACATTATCATTTATAAATGGTTGTCTTATGGTATATAGACAGGAATTATAAAGGTTCTTTGATTTAAAAGTAATGTTATCACATTCTTTAAAATAAAGATGGTCTTCTTTGATAATATGTCGTTCCGATAGTTGCATTTATTAATTTTGGTCTTATAGACTTTAATTATAAATAAATTTTGTTTTTTAAAATAAATTTAGTATATTATTTGAAATAATAGAAAAAGTTTCATATAATTTCTATTATTTAACATAAATTCTTATCATCTTTTACATGACCATATATTAATGCGAAATGTATGAATGCAAATACGAGTATAAATAGATGGATGTGGTATGAAATATATAAAACTAATGTTCAAACTGTATACTTTAATATTAAAGATAATAATTACAATTTACAATATAGTAAAAAATCTATTGATGGTTTATTATCTCATTATTTTACATGGAATGTAAACCTCGACCCTGAATATCAAAGAGATTTGGTGTGGTCAAATAAAGACAAAGAAGATTTTATTACATCAGTATTAGAAGGAACAGATATTGGTAAAATAGTTATAATTGACCATTCATATGAATATTCTAAACAAACCACGGTAGAATATGAAATATTAGATGGTAAACAACGATTATCTACATTAATAGATTTTTATTTAGATAGGTGGAAATACCGTGGATATTATTATAGTGAATTAGATGTTAAATTAAAATATAGATTTAATAATGCAACTATATCTGTTGCTGAATATAAAACCGATGATGTGGATGAAAAAATTAAACTATTTTTATCAATTAACGATACAGGTATAACGATGTCGAGAGAACATTTAAATAACATTAGAACTAAATATATAAAATAACATGAATGAACAAGAAAAACAAAAATATGCCGAACTATTAATAAGTATGTCAACAGATTATTTACTATGTAAAATTACGGAAAGTCATTATAAAAGTATGCTAAAAATGGTAGTTAATAAATTTTGCGAATAACAATATGAATATTTTATTTCATGCTTTTTTTTCTCCTTTTAAAAGACCCAAATTAAAATTTTATTTTGGAAATATAGAAATGGGTACACCTTATTTTTATCCTCGAAAAATGATATTGTCAGATGACAAAACTCATTATACATTTAAAGCCAAAGTTTGGTTTGGAATTGATTTTGTGGGATTAGGGTGGAAAACAAAATGGTCAGATATAGATTATAGATATGAATATGCACCTTTGTTTTCATTGGTATTATTTAAAAAACAATTTTGTATATTTTTACATACTGATGAACCAGATTCTTATTGGACTGCTTTATTATATTACAAATATCATACGTTACAAAATCATCGTTGGAAAGACAGAGTTGATAAGTTAAAACACGATTTTCCATTATCATACATATCACACCATTCAGATGGGAGAGTTACTAAATCCAACCATTATGATGTTATTCTAAAAGAAGCATATAATTAATATATAAACATAAATGAGATAGGTAATATCTCATTTTTTATTTATGAAAGGATTATATTATGGAAAAATCGGATAACAAACGGGTGGATTTATCATCAATCAGTAGACAAGATGATACAATATCATCTCTTGCTAAATTATATGAAAATCATGTTAAAAGAAATGATGAATTGAAAAAAGAAATTGTATGGCTAAACAATCGTATTGATGAATTATCTACAAAAATACATTTATTAGAAAATAGAGGGTTTTTTAAACGGTTATTCAATAAATAATATAATTATATTAATATGATACAATTATTATTAGAATCTTTAAAAGACGAATTAAATTCTGAGTTACATCCATTAGTTAAAAAGGTATGGGGTGAAGAAATATTAAATCAAAATGTAGCTCAGAATAAAATACCTGCTTTACCCGATGGAGATTATCCTATCACACTTAGGGAATTATCAACTAATGATATTTTAGGGCTAATACTAAAGAATATTGAAACTAATGATAATCATACGTTTAAAACATTATGGGAAGAATATAGAAAATTACATAGATTAGTAGCTGAAATGACGATATCATTTCCACAGTTAGAAACTCTTGTCGAATATAGCAGTGACAAAAAAATAACATTATTAAATATGTTTGATAAACAATACCCATTGATTACGAGGGATTCCTATTTAAATCAGACCAAAACATCATTGTATAAATTCTTAAAATCAGTTGCCGATTTCTATAAATACGCTTCGCTTAAACAAGTAGCTAAAGAATTATTGGATAACTATAACACGATACAAAATTTACATCAGCATTTTTTCAATCAAGTGATGTCATTGGTCAACATAAATAAAGAGAAAGTGACATTTAGAGTTACATCAAAGCCAGATGACATTATGTATATGTCTGTATCTCCATTTTTTGATTCATGTCAAAATGTATATAATTTAAATGCACCAAATTATAAATTCACTCATGCAACTAAACTGTTATCGAATGTCTTTGATAACAATTCTAAAATCATACTTATTGGCTACAAGAAACCCTTCAGAGACGTTTGTGGTAAGACACATGACTTCACACCTATCGTAAGACTTATCGTTCGTCAAATCAAAGATACAATCGTTATAGAAAAGTTATATGGTTTTACTGATATTATAATCGGGTCTATAACAAATAAGATTGCGGATTTATTAACTGATGATAAATTAACAGTATGGGATTATATAGATGATAAATATGAAGTAAGTTATGAAGAAGATAAGAATGATTTAACATTGTTATATAGTTTGCCACCACCATATTTAGATAATATACAAATGGATATAGAAAAATATAAATCCAAAAGTTATAAAAAATTTATGGAACAAGTTAAAAACTTTTTAAAATCATATAAAATGAAAGGTAATGATGATGATACTACTACTATAATAAATGATAGTGAATTTATTGGTTATGGATATAAAATAGATAAGACTCCATTTGACGAAGATTTTATTAGACCAGAAATTAAAATTAAACTTTGGATTGAAAGAAAAGTTTCGGAAGAAGACGCTATGTTAATGGTATTAGTACATCCGAAAGATACGATTAACATTTATACACCAAATTCAAAATTAATAGCATACATTAAAATAGTATCACAACACCATAATCGTTCTAATATGTGGGCAATATTATTTTTAAATAAAGAATATTTTAAATTAACATAAATATGAAAAGATACAGTTTAAAAAAATCGGAGTTAAAAAAAATTATTGAAATTTTTAATATATTTTATATAGATTTAGAACCCATTGAAGATATTAGTTATTTAGATTCGGGTTTATACAGCGAAGTTTATAAAATAAATAATAAATATGTATTAAAAATTATATCCTCGACATTTGATGTTGAAATAGAAAAATTTAAATTAATACAAAATAAAAAAATAAAAAATGTTGCAAACATTATCTTTATAGAAAAATTGCCAATTAAGATACGAGATTATTCATTTACAGTTATTGTTCAAGAATATATGCCCGATAAAATTGAGCAAGAATTGATTAGATTTAAAAATGTTTTATTTTCTATAACGACTCATATAGCTAAAAAGACATTTGTTAATGACCCATTGTATTATATTAAAAACACAATGGATGATGAAGCAAAAGAAGTATTAACTAAAATTCCCGATGGAGAAAAATTCATTTCGGATATATATAAAGGAATAAAATCATTGGTTAAATATCAAATTTATCCAAGAGATATTCATTATGCAAACATTAGAAAATCACCAACTGGTGATTATATAATAATAGATTTTTAAGCAGAAGCTTTCACTTTATTTTTTTCTTCTTCTACATCTCTAAATAATGCATAAAGTTTATTTAATATTTCACTATTTGTATTTATAAAATCGTTGAATCCCATTTTAACATATTTAGAATTACTTATTGATACACTGTGTTTAAAAAAACTAAGTGTCAATATAGCTTTGTTTACTCTATTATATGCAGTTTCAGACAAATCATCCAAATATGCTAATGCTGACAATCCTAATGAATATCCATGTCGAATTTCATTTATATATTTCTTTTCTTCTTCAGGTGTTATTTCTATCATAGTGTTTCTGTTTCTATTATGCTTTTAAACATGTTTAATTTTCTAACTACTGTTTGTCCAATATACGAATCTAATGTATTTTCTGCAACAATATAATATACATTAACCATATTAGTTGTACCAATTCGGTAACATCTATCTTCTGCTTGTAACATCATGAATGGATGCCAATACAACTCTGCCATTACAACTTTAGTTGATGCCGTTAAAGTGATTCCCACACCTGCTGAATCAAAGTTCCCGATAAATACTTTAACATCAGGATTGGTTTGAAATTCATCTATCGCACGTTGTCTATCCTTCATCGGAGTATCACCATATATAATAACTGCATCAGGGAATCGTTTCTTATATTCATTTATAATATCTTTATGATGACAAAATATAACAACTTTTTCATCTTGGTCTAATATATCTCCAACGAATTCTATGACCGCAGGAATTTTTGCAATACCCGTGTCCTTTCTAAATTTAGATAATTCATCTATTAATGATGGTTTAACTCCCGATAGAAAATTAGAATTAATATCATCAGATTGTACTATCCCTGATATCTCATTTACAAAATTATCTAAATTAGAATATTTTTTTAAGAAATCTAATTTAACTTCAACAGGAACTAATGACCTAATTTTAGGTGGAAGATTTAATACCTGAGACTTTAATCTTCTAATCATAAATGTCTTACGTAATTTTATCTGTAATTCCCGTAAGATATGTTTAGGTACATTATCTAAATTATATACCATTTTATTCCACCTTGGGTCAAATGTTGCTCCACAATATCTTTTAACAAAGTTATCCTTTGTTCTACCAAATTCATTTTGATATCCTAATAATTTAATTGTTGTCCATAATTCTTCGGGTTTATTTAAAATTGGTGTACCTGTTAATGATACAATATGTTTAGCAAACTTTTTTAATTTAAAAATATTTTTAGTAGTATTAGCAGAGAAGTTTTTCAATCGGTGTGATTCATCTATAATAATTAAATCTATATGTTTCCATTTCTTAACTAAATTAATAAAGCTTAATGATGGATTATATTTTTTTATATCAGTAATCTTATTTTTAAATATTTCAAAATTCATAATCATAATATCCCCAACTTCAATTGTAGAACCCGATGATATAGTGATAGATTTATCCTTATGAATAGACCAACTTTCAAGTTCACGTTTCCAATTTAATTTAACCGTATTAGGACAGATTATTAATACACGTTTAAAATTGGGTGGTAATAAATTAATTAACCCTATACCCTGAATCGATTTTCCCAAACCCATCTCATCTGCTATCAATGTATTCTTTGTTGATGCAAATTCAATGCCTGCTGTTTGATATTCAAAAAAGTCTTTACCATTATCATTTTTAGGTATAACTAACGTACTTGATGTAGCACTAGATTCATTTATCTTCTTAGCTAAATATCTTTCGTACTTAACAAATCGTTCTTCCAAAGATTTGGATGCATATTGTCTTAATATATATGCTTTATCTGGGTCTTTTGTCGTATATAATTTTAATACAGGGTCATATCGCAATCCTGCATTACTTGGTATACCCCTTTGTGCATAAGTACATTTAAATAAAAATAATTTTTGTGACTCTAAATATGTTAAAATCATTGGTATAGCCTAAGTTTAGTGATAATATGTATATAATTATAAACATATTATTCGAAAAACATTATAATTATACATATTATCACTAAAAAATAAATTAAATGTGTAAAAATATTTTAAACAAATATATTTGTATCAAAGTTGAAAGGATATATACATGATATTGTATTTAATTTCTGATACATTATCAGTTGTATCTACAGCATTACAACAGTCACCACCATTAAATTGGACATCAATTCTTGTAGCATTAATAGGATTATTAAGTGGTGGGGGGTTGACAAAAATAATACTAGAACTTATTGATAAAATAAATACTAGTAAAAGTAGAACTGCATTCGAAGATATATCTAAAATATATGATTCTATGCAAAACATACTAGATAAAACTCAAATGAAACGTATTTTAATTTTTGCATCACATAATAGTGGACAAGAAATAAAAGCAGGAGTTAAACTTTATACATCAGTTTTTTATGAAAAATTAAATTCACCTTTTAAAAGTGTAAAACAAGAATATCAAGATGTACCATTAGATGCCGATTATGTAAATATGCTTGTAGAAATAATGACTAAAGGTGAAATTATTGTACATACAAATAAAATACAAAATGGATTATTAAAAGCTATCTATGACCAAGAAGGTGTAAAATTGTCAATTGTTTTATATTTAACCGATTCTAAACGTAAAAAGGTGTGGTATATGTCTTGTTCAACAAATGAAGATACATCAGAATTAACAAAATATGAATCCGAATTGATAAAAAAAGAAGCGGATGCTATTGGAAAAATTATTAAAAAATATAATCGATAAATAAAATGGGATTATTAAAATTATTACTTGAGGAAATATCACCTGACCAAAAAGATAAATTAGAAAATATGGGTATAGAAATCATTGAAGATTTTCAAGTTGGCGAATACCAATTGGTATTAATCAAAAGTCATATATATCCTGTCACACCATATTCAATAGGTGTTCAACGTAAAGGATTAGATTTTACCGATTCTAATCAACAGATGGAACATATCATTCCTGATGCAGTATCATTAGAAGATGGTCATCAGATATTAATTAAAGCTGTTGAATGGGTTAAAGAATATGGGAAAATTATTATAGGTTCTTATAATGATAGAAAAAATAAAATGTATAAATTATTATTGCAACGTAAAGGAGTGACTGTTAAAGATTATCCTATACACGGTGTTAATGCTATGTTAATTTCAATGGATTAATTTATATTCAAATAATTTGTTACGTATTTCAATCCAATCTACATTTATAGGAGTTATATGAATACTATCATGTTTAATATTTATTAATGGGCAACCATAACTTTCATCATCATCGATGTAAATTTTATCTTTATTCGAAGATAATGCTTCATTAAATGAATATTCGACAAACTCTTTTATTTTAAAAGGTTTATCAATAAAATAGTTTTCACCTAATATTGAATGCATATAATTAGTACATGCTAAAAATGAGTCCCATTTACCAAATAATAAAGCGATATCATATCTATAGGTATTAAGGTGTATAATGTGACCTGCATTCTGTATCATCTTTAATGTTTCTATTGCATAAGGTACTGGGATGATTTCTTTAATCATAGAATTCATCACCATTGTTCCATCATAATCTATTTCAAATATTTTTTGCATAACTTAAAGTTAAGTATAATTATATATACTTTCAATACTAATTATAAAGTTATGCCTATATTCAAAAGTATTATTTCAGAATCAATCAAACATGTATTAGAATATCATAATAAACAAATGATTGGTGATAAAGAATTCAAGCGAGTTAATACATCTATTATTCACACGATTGACTACGAAAAGGAATCAAACCAATACGTTGAACATATTTTATCTTTGCTTACATTATTACCAAATGTTAAAAAGGCATCCTTTGTTAAAACAGATGTATCAACTAAGTCTGAATCATTTTATTTATATTTTAATATTGTATTCAATGAATTCTATTCAGAAAAGTATGATGATTATTTTGATTTAGATTTTAAAATTCGATTTGCAATGCATGATAATACTAATAGAGTCAATGAGTATACTTACGAGATATTATTTAATAATTTAGATAAAATAATAAATCCTAATTCCATCGACTCGGAAGGTTATGCCAATTTAGATTTTAATAAATTTAAATCTTTTATTAATAAATCATTCTTTGAACTCAAGTGGGATAAATTTTTAGAATATGCACATAAACAATTTGAACATAACGAATATTAATTGATTTTTGCAATTCAATTATATATATTTATGGTATGCGTATAACAGAAGAAAAACACTATGAGTCCTTTGTTCGTGAATTACATAAGCAACTAATAGACGATGTATTTATAAATCAATTGATAGGTCGCAAAGTTGATATCATAAATAAAATTGACTACAAAATGGTATTAGATATAGAAAAGCAACAGCTAATTCCTATTTATACTAATGAAGAATTAGAATTATTAAATCATATTGATGAATTAATTGAACAAAGGTGAGAGCAAATAACTAATAATATAATGGAGAAACATGGGATTAAGGATTCTGAGTGCATCATCTTCCGATGAATGTAATAATCAAACTCAAACTCAACGTATATCATATGATAGATATACAATAAAAAATATACTTGCATTTGATAAAATAACAATGTTGATTATCAAATATCATAATTGTACAAATTATGAGGGTACTAAAGTCTTGGTCTATGATGTTGATTATGAAAATCTATTAAGACAAAAAGAATTTGACCCCCATTTTAGTGAAAGTAGAAAATTATATTCACCGATTGCACGGTTCGAACCAAACGAAGAAGGAATATTTGCTTGTATCAATTATTGTTTAAAAATATCGAATTTAGAAATGCACATATTAGATGCAGCAAATAGTAATAGACCACATCGTACTTATACTTTTAGAGTATTTGGTGCAGTATTATATTTTGATTTATATACTCGTGCAGGTACAAATGGTAACACAATTTATAAATATTATCGAATGTCATCTTACCATCTAATGAATGATTATATAGAGTTGCCTTATTAAATTAAATTTTGTATATTATAACAAACAATTAACATTTTAACTTTTACAATATGTGTAAACCAATTCATCTCATAGATATAAAACAATGGTATGCTAATCGTAATAAAACCACTATAAGTAGTTTGGATGAATATGACATAGCAGTATGTTATATGATATTTGATTTTATGCTACATCAACTTACATCTAATCAAAATATAAATAATACATCAAATAGTGATAATTCTATTACAATCACAGAACAAGAATCTCTTACAATTAAAGTACACGAAATCGTAGAAGCATTGAAAGACATTCAAAAAAGCATACCAATAGACACGATTAAATCAATTGCATCTAAAAGAGTAGACTATGATATATTTGTAGAAAGCTTAACAGATATTGCAATGATTATAAATAAACAATAGTATGGATACTAAAATAACATTATAAATAAATTAAACAATATGAAAATATCAGAACAAATAATTTGCCATACATCTTATAATAATGAATTAGAAAAAACTTATATGAAAGATATAGTAAATGTAATAACATAAAATTTGATTTGTATGAAGATGCTGAAAAATATAGTAAAACCAATAAGTCACGGTATTTTATATTTCTTATAATTTTGTTTGTATTAAGTTCATCCATTATATATTTTCTATTAACGGAAATTGCACCTTTTTTGTTTTTATTATTAGGCATTATTACTATTTTTTTTAAGATTTTATATTTCTATTTGTTTTGATGTTATTGAATATACGATTTTCAATAAAGATTATTTGATTGGTAAGACAATACTTGTAACATCGATTAAAGGAGAATCCGATAAAATAAATCTATTACGACGCAAGTGGTTATTGGATTATTTTGGGGAATCATTTACAATTATATCAGATGATAAAGATGATAAATCATATATCATCGAATTAGATAATAGTATATATGAAAAAATATATTATAAATTAATAGCGAATAGTTTAATTGATAATAGTTGTTATATTAAAGATTTAGTAGAAAAATATAATGTACTAAGAAATAGAAGTAATCCCGAATATCAACAGCAGTTAAAACAAAATGTTATATGAATGATAAAATAACTAATATTGATAAGTTTATTCAATACACCAATCATTTTCACCACTTTCAGAAAAATGGTTCAGTTCAAACTAATATAGTTGAGCCATCCATCTACAAAGAATTCTTACAATATTTACATGATATTACAGACTATACAAGAGTAGATGAATTAACATCATTTCATCGTAAAGAAAGTAAACTAACTTTTTGAACAAGCATTGGAGTTTGTAGATAACCATTCTATGTCCGTTGGTATTAAAATTGTACATCATCCTATTATGCCTACAAGAGATTGGGATACATGGGAGAGTGGATATATAGAAGGGTTTGTACGTACATCTGTGAATGATGAACCTGATTATTTCATTTGGACATATATTCGAATGGAACATCTCCAATCCATCTTGGAAAAATATCAAGAACATTTTAGATATTATAAATTCGAATTTTAATTAAATTATTATGGAATTATATTATACTGATGAACTAACTAAAGTTATATCTTCATCTAATTCAGATGAAGAATTACAATTAAAAATAATAAGTGATAGATTCACTACCAAGTGGTTAACATTGAATGAAGAATCTATCCCGTTAATTATTGAGAAATTACAAGAACAATTAATTAAATTAAAAAAAAAATGTCAGACAATAGAGATAACTTAATTATTTCATATTATCATAACTATGATGATATAACTCATTTAATTCATAAACCCTACCCAAGTAGACAAGAAGAGTTCCAAGAACAAAACATACCTTTTGAAGCAAAATTATCATATGTTGGTTATTCAACAGGAAGAAGTGCTATTAATTTTGAATGGTATGATAAAGATAGACATAGAACATATACATCGGGTATTAAATTTTTAGATACTTGCATGCAAAATGAATTAATAAAAGATGGGATATTGATAGGCAAATTTCAATTCCGAAAACGTGGGACAGTGATTTTATTAGATTTTTATGAATGATAACAAATGAAAAATAAACTTTTATTAAAATGGATATTATTAGTATTTGTTGTATCAGGAATAATTATATTTACTCCTTATTTATTTGGATATAGATTATCGAGTGAACAACCTGAATATTATCATTCTAATATCCAACGAACAAAACAAGATTCAATTAGAACGGAACGACTTACAAAAGAAATTCAAAATTGGACGATGTATCGCTTATTATTTAGAAAATAAACAACTATGAAAAACGATAGTAAAGGAATGGTAACATTACCTCTTGAAGAATACGAAAAAATTCAACAAGAATTGAAAAGACTTAAAACAGACGTAGAGAATAAAACTTCGTCTATGATTTTATATTATAAAATTAAGATTGATAACCAAAACAACGAAATAATCGGATATGATTTTGATGCACAAAACGTTGTTATAAAGGATGACAATCTCAATCAAATATTAAAAGACATAAATGAATATGGTGAATATCTTTTAAAAAAACAAATAGGGAAACTATAACGAAATCTTCCCAAACTCAATCAACATAAATTAATAAAGTTTTTATTAAAATTTTTTAAGGCATAACTTATGAAAAACTATAAAGAATTAATTGAAGATATATTAGAAAATGGAACTGTAAAATCAGATAGAACAGGTACTGGTACGATTTCAGTATTTGGTAGGCAATTAAGATGGAATATGCAGGTAGGATTTCCATTGATGACTGTTCGAAAAATACCATTTAGAATAGCAGTTGAAGAAATGATGTTTTTCTTACGTGGAGACACACAAACAAAAAAACTCGAAGATAAAAATATTAATATTTGGGTTGGAAATACTACAAGAGAATTTTTAGATGAAAGAGGTTTGAATTATTTACCCGAAGGTGATATGGGCAAAGGATATGGATGGCAAATGAGAAATTTTGGTGGGAAAACTAAAGAAGATGGTTATGACCAAATTAAAGAATTACTTTTTAATTTAAAGCGCAATCCCGATTCACGTAGGCATATAGTTACTCATTGGAATCCGTTACAATTGGATGAAAGTGCTTTACCACCGTGTCATATGTTTCAGCAATGGTATGTAGCAAATAACAACTTATCATTAATGGTTTATATGAGAAGTTGGGATATTTATCATGGCGCACCATTTAACATTTCAGGATACGGATTTGTATTACAATTATTTGCTGAATATTTAGGTTATGGTGTAGATAGCTTGGTATTTACATCAGGCGATACCCATTTATATAATCATCAACTCGAAGTAGCCAATGAATTAATTGAAAGATGGGAAACTAAAGAAATTCCACCATTACCAATTTTAAAATTTAAAAAAGACATATCAAAATTATCGTTTGAAGAATTGTTGAATATTCAGTTTGAAGACATTGAGTTGATTGGGTATAACCCTTTACCACCACTTAAAAAAGTGAAGATGGCAGTTTAGTCTTCTTCAAATCTTTCAATCAATATTCCTTTCATATTACCCGATATATTTGGTTTACCATTAAATATAGTTAATTTAAAAAATTAACAGTTAACAATTGATAATTTTAAATTAATTAACTATGCACCATTAGCAACAATCAAAGCACCTTTAAGTAATTAATATTATGAATGATAAACAAATCGAATTAGATAAACCTATGGAATATGATTTACGACATATAACAAACGATAACACATTAGAACCATTTTCATTATCATTTCATTTGAATAGTAATGGTAAAGAAATGATTAAAATATCACCATTTGGTGATATTTTAATTAAGGGAAAATTGTGTACTGATAATGCAGTAATCGTTGATACACTAAGAGAGTGGGCTAAACAAAATAGAACAGGCTAAACATCAGATGATATATTTTGAATCAGAAAAAGATTTTATCGAAAAAATATATTCTTTAAGCAGATTAGCACAAAATATATTATCTGACCAAATAATAGCTTATATAATCAAAGTATATAAACGTAAAGATATCGATGATTATACTATTTCATTTAACAATGATTCTAAAGAATGCACCGTTATCATATTTGATAATAACGGTGAATTTGGAAAATACATATTAACTTATTATATTATATTAAAATCAATATTAAAATTAAAAATAACGCAATGCAAGAACAATTAAATTTAATTAAAGGAAATGAATTAAGAGATTTAGGTATTAATGAATCTTTTAACAATGCACAAAATAAAAACGAATCGTGGGGAGCTTCGGCTTATTCATTTTTATTGGAATATATTAAAAATCATAAGCGATTTATGGCAGAAGATGTTAGAGTAGCATCTGAAGGTATTGTACCTGAGCCACCAAATAAACGTGCTTGGGGAGCAATTTTTGTAATGGCAAAAAGAGATAATATTATTAAATCCATCGGGTTTAGTAATGTTAAAAATCCAAATGCACATAGAACTCCTGCTACATTATGGGAAACAAATTAACCATGACGCAACAATATACTGAATGTTGGTATAATGAGTTAATAAGACAAAGTGCTGAACTTTTATTAGGTTCGAAATTAATAGGGGATTTGAACTCCTACAAAAGATATAGTGAACTATATGATTATTTAATTAAAAGAAGAAAAAAAATGTTATGCAAGTAAAATTAACACCATTTAAAAAGGCATCCTATTTTGCCATATCAAAACATGGTAATCAAACCTATAAAGGTCTTCCATATTTTTATCATTTGGAACAAGTAGTACAAACATTAAATTATTTTGGATATGAATCTGATGAAATTATTATCACAGCAGGGTATTTACATGATATCATAGAAGACACACCAACATCATATAATGAACTAGTTAAAGACTTTGGTGAAGAAGTATCCGATATTGTATATGCAGTTACAGATGAATTGGGTAAAAATAGAAAAGAACGTAAATTAAAAACTATACCTAAAATAAAAGCTAATAGAAAAGCAATCATAGTAAAATTAGCAGATAGAATTGCTAATGTTAGTTCTGGTGGTGAATTTAACGATATGTATGTACAAGAGTATAAGCAATTTCGTGAAGATTTGTACAATTCATTTGAATCTGATGAACGTGTACATGCTATGTGGAGACATTTAGATTCAATTTTATTGGGAGTTAAATAATGTATATTATAAAAGTGGGACGAGTAGTAGAACCCGTTTATGATGTTGTATCTGAAAATGGAACTCCAATTGCATTTCTTACAGACGAAAAGGCAAAAAGTTGGGCAAAGGAAAATATTGAAGGTAAAGCCACGTGGGTAAAAAATTGGGTTGTTTATCCTATTGCATATTTAAACAATACTTAAAATAATGCTTGTTTTTAATATATTTTGTTCATATATTCATGTTATATTAACAATTAATTTTTAATATAAAAATTTATGACAGAATCTAAAAATTTCTTTTTAATATTTATTAACGCAATAATAATTGCAATAATATTATCTTTTCCTATCATGTGGTTGTGGAATGATATAGCACCCATATTTAAACTACCCATATTAACCTATTTACAAACCGTAAAATTATTCACCTTAATCGATTTATTATTTAAACAATCATTTAAAATTAGAATAAAATAATTGACTCTTCACTATTTTATGCTTATTTTATTGAAGTATTAAGATTGAAAATTTAAAATCAAAATGAATAAGAATATATACATACTACCAACGGATAAACCAAGTATTGGATTTACTTCGAATGACCCATTTTATACTGAAAATTGTGGTGGTGGTGGTACTAAAAACCAAAACATCTACATCACGTCTGATGAAAAAATTAGAGATATTATACCTTTATGTTTTAAACAATATAAAAAGAAATAATTATGAAATTATATACCGAAGAACAACTGTTTGACATCTGTCAATCGGTAGCAGAGAAGATGTGTGCTAATGCACTACCAGAAGAAGTTATAATCGAGAATTGTAAATATTACGGACATTCAAAAATTGAAATAGACATTGAAACCATTAAAGGATTAATGGATGACGATAACATTGATGTTATAAACGTAGCATTATGTTCATATAAAATATATCATACTTAACTTAGGCAAAAAATAAAATTTAATTTAAAAAAAAACATTAATAGAATGAAAATATCAAGACCAAAGACAGAGAAATGGCACAATTACGAAGAAGGTGATTGTGGAAAACCTATTGGTAGAGGTGGAAGTAATAAAGCATACTTCAAAAAGGGGTGGTGGAAAAGATATGATAGAAAGAAGTTTTTCCGCAATATTCGTAAGTTGTTTGAATAATTATTGCTAACATTTTGTGTGTATATGTCATGTGAAGATAAACTTAAATAAAATAAAAATGAAATAACATATGGAAAAAATACTTTATATAATTAGAGGAGCATCAGGAAGTGGAAAAACATCTTTTGCAAACTCATTAGAATGTCATGTATTCAGTGCTGATGATTACTTTACAAGTACCGATGGTACTGAATATAAATTTGACTCAAGTAAGTTAAAACTTGCACATGAATACTGTCAAGACTTTACGACCAAGTACATGAAGTTCGGTGAACCCAAAATTGCAGTTGCAAATACATTTACACGAGAATGGGAAATGGAACCTTATTTTACATTAGCAAAACTATATGGTTATACAGTATTCACTGTCATTGTTGAAAATAGACATGGTGGTAAAAATGTTCACGGTGTTTCACCCGAAATGGTACAAGCACAAAAAGATAGATTTGAAATTAAATTATAGAGGAAATAAATAATGGGTGGAAACTTATTTGAAGCATCGGTAAGACTAAATCGTGAAGAATTTGATTTGGTTGTATATAACATTAAACAAAGTATAGAATCATTGGTATATAAGTATCATATATTGATTCCTTATACTGATAAAGATTCATTTGGTGATGTGGATATATTAATTAATGTACCTAAAAATACTAATGTATATGAAATGATTTCATTATTATTTCCCGATTGTCCCATTTCGCATAATAGTAATACGATATCAATTTTATATGATGGTCGTTATCATATCGATTTTATGTATTATACTGATAATTATCATACCGCGGTTAATTTTTATCAATATGGAGATTTAGGAAATATTTTAGGTAGAATCGCAAACAAATTCAATTGTAAATTTGGTTTCGAAGGATTATATTATAAATATAATAATAACCAATATAGTAGAGATATATTAATATCAAAAGATATGACTATAATATTAAAAATATTAGGTTTTAATTTAGATGCAATTAATATATATCTCAATGGGTTTAAAACGGAAAATGATATATTTGAATTTGTTTGTAGTTCAGATTTCTTTAATCCGAGATTCTTTTTATTATCAGAATTAAATCATGAGAATAGAACCCGAAATGCTAAACGTAAAATGTATAATAACTTTTTACAATATTGTGAATCATTAAATCTTCAAGGTGATTCTTATTATTTTGAAATAACTAAAGATTTTAATCTACTTGATTATTTATATAACTTCAATAATAAAATATATAGTGAACTTGAATCTATTAAAGTAGATGAAAAAATAGATAAAATGTTTAAGGAAAGATTCAATGGCAAACTTGTTTCTATATTAACAGGATTGCAAGGAAAAGAATTAGGTTCGTTTATTAATGAATTTAAAAAAACATATTCTTCGAATGATAAACAATTTAAAACGTTTATATTATATAAAACGAAAGATAAAATAATTAGTTTAATTAAAAACTTTTATGAAACATTTCATCACAAATTTAAAACTTATTAAGGAGATAAAATGAAAACATATCATAAAATAAATACAATCTTTAAAAGAGATATGACCAAACCAAAAAATCCAATCATCATTGGAAATTGGTCAGAACCCGAATTTGAATATTTACAAAATAATATTTGGGTTGGAACAGAAAAGGTAGATGGAACTAATATGCGTATTATGTTCGATGGTAATACTATCACCTTTGGTGGTAAAACTGATAATGCACAAATTCCAACGCCATTATTAAATAATTTAAATCAACAATTCTTACCATTATTAGATTTATTTAAATCGGAATTTCTTCCCAATGAAGAAGGGCAACAACCAATGGTGTGTTTGTATGGTGAAGGATATGGCAAAGGAATTCAAAAAGGTGGTGTTTATTCTGATACTCAACAATTTGTTTTATTTGATATTAATATTAATGGATGGTGGTTAACAAGAGATTCAATTTGTAACATAGCCAAAAAATTTAATATCGATGTAGTACCACAAGTTTTCGAAGGTACATTACATGATGCTATATTTCTCGTTGGTGGTGGAATGACTTCTACATGGGGTAAATTTGAGTCTGAAGGTCTTATCTTGAAACCAAAGGTGGATTTATCGACTAGAGGATTTAAACGCATTATAACTAAAATTAAAACAGTAGACTTTAGAGTATGAATCTATTAGAATGTACAGTAACCAATGTGATTGGTGAACCTTATCAAGAGTATGGTTTCTGGTGGCAACAAGTAGAATATATTTGTTATGGTCATACAGAAACAACTTCATTAATGTATAAGAATAAAGAAGACTTAAAAGAAGTTGTTATTGGATTTAATTTTTTAAATTAAAAAAAAAGATTTGACATTTGATTTTAAAGTGTGTATATTATAACTGTAGATGAAGATAGCTACTTCAGAGAAGTAACTGTTGGTCAAGGTAGACCAAAATCTGATATGACTACTCGTCATTCAATAAAATTAATCCACGAATCTAAACCAAGATTTAAACGATACTTACACATCCAAGTGTATAATCGTGGTACAGAAAATAATCATTATGAATTAAACTTTTATATATTATGACAATATACGACACAGTTTTAAATACTATAATTAATTGGGCGATTGAAGGCTCTGGTAATTATGGACTCTTAGCGAGAAATATTCATGATATCATTGAACATCAATGTGATGTTGATGATATTAATGAAAACCATAATGATAATGGACAATCTGTTGTATTCGATAGATTGGAATATATCAATACACAACAGTTAGCACG